TCAATCTTTGATAGGTCGTGAACCCGAAGCAACCGAGACAATTCGCGGTAATATGCTTTATGCTATCAATGGGGGAACTTCTCATTTTACCGCAGTACAAGGCAGTGATACTAGGATTACTAATATCTATGCACCCGCCCAATTAGTTGCCAACGCTATTTCCACTTTGGGATTGGGTGCGCCTGTGCTATGGAGTAGCTTAGGACCAAATGTTCCGGCTGTTGGCGCTCTCGCTACTAACTGGCGAATAGTAGCCGGAGTAATAACTGTTCCTGTTGGGCATGGAGGGGATTACTGGGTATTCGTCAAGACAGAATTTGATCTTGCTGGACTCGGAACCGGAAGCGCAGAGATAGACTTGAGGTTGAATGGTACTCAGGTTGCCACTGCTAGAAGCGGAAATAATTCAGCCGCTGGTTTCCCCGTCGCCCACCCTGTAAATATCGGAATAGTACTGTCGTTGGTACCTGGTGACACTTTAGACGTATTTATTGTCGGTCTTTCTCTAGGGAGCATGTCCGGCAATGTAGATACGAACCTGTTTAGTGCTTTTAGAATTAGGTGATAAATGGCAACTACCTTTTTTATGAAAATAAAGATTTCTAATGATGAAGTATTATCAGTGGCAACTGGTAATCTCTGGGTTGACGTTCCTGAAACTGAAGTCATAAGGTCAGCTTCGTTTGCCGAAAGTCCTCCTGCGGATGTCGTTGTTCATAAAGGGAGACCGTTAGTTGGTGGCACTTTTACTTCCGAGGGAGTCTACACCCATCCGTTAGATCTGTGGATTAAAGCAATATGGTCGGGCGATGGTACTCTTGTCCCTTCTATATATGAGATGACTTCAAACGGGGCAAACTCCGCGACGTTGACCCTTCAAAAGTGGGATGTAAACAATGACGTGGCAATAACGACAGGAGGCGAGACATATTGGATAGGTGTGTCAGGCTCTTCGGTTAAACCTAACAAGGGTAAGATAGTTTTAAGTGCTAGTGGGTGGGAAGTTGTTAATTTTACCCCCGAAGTTGATGAAAAAGGTTTAGCTAACATTATTATCATGCCCGAAGTGGAATCAGACCCGAAGTCGTTGGGGGTTGTTAAGCTGGGTCTTTCGTAATACACCATAGGTCATTAGAGGAGGCCATAATGAGAATAAGTTTACTGGCGTTTTTGGCGCTTTTTGTTTTAGTTGGATGTAAGAATCTTGAGCCGACAGTTAAAGAGCTTCGTAATACAGTTAAAGACATGCGAACACGCGACTACGAAAAGGGTCGTGTAGTCTTTTCTAAAGATCCGTTGTTGGGCGCGAAAGTGTTGACCACGCGCATTGAGAGGCTCATGGACGCCGAGAACAACGCGGCGGTCGCGCTCGGAGAAGATAAGCCGTTTCCAGATGTTAAAAAATCGGCGGCAGAGGCTGTGACAAAGGCAACGGATAAATAGAGAGGGTGTTCTGATGTCTAAAGAAGAAGTTGTTAGCCAACTCAAAGACCTTGCGAAGTTAGCAGGGGAACAGTTTGTAACGGATGTTATTGACCTTATCCAAGCTGATAAGGCTGAGAGACTTATAGAACTAACTATAGAGCTTACAAATTTGAAGGTTGATGCTCTAACTGCTGATGACGTTGATGATCGTCGTCTTTATGTAGAGATGATCGAGGATAAGCTTGGATCTTTGGCTCATGTCGTGGCGACCGAGGGTATTGTTGCGAGTAATGAGATTGGTGCAATGTTGGCGACGGGCGCACGAACGATGCTAAGTGGCTTCGGGATTGTAGCTGGTCCGATGATCAAATTAATTTTAACTTCTACGCTCGGTGTCGTTGGCGGGGCTGTTTTAGGAGAATTGGGCGATAAGCTTGTCGATACGGTTGTGGACGCCGCTATCGACTCTCTTTCGCCCGAATGAAGAGAGGAACTTAAATATCATGGCAGGTGTGACAAACGAGTGGCTTATGGAGTCGGGCAAAGAAATCATTGCTCTTTTTGACGACGGCTTTCAATATTCTGATATCTGGAATTCTGTCTCGAAAGCGATGGCTATCGTTGAACAACTTGACGATCTTTCTGGAGAAGAAAAAAAAGAGACAGTAATTAGTATCATTAATAATGTTATTGACGAAGTCGATATCCCGTGGGTTCCTGATTCTATGGTGGACCCTATTTTGAAAAAGTTAGTGCCAGGAGCCATCGAATACCTCCTCAAAGCCTCAAAAGGACAGCTTGGAATCGGCTGATGAAGCGACGGCGCAGTTGATAGAAGGGGCTAATCATGCCAGATGATAATTATGAAGCAGTAAACACCCCAGACCGATTTGAATTAGCCACTCCACCAAAGCAAGCAATTTGTTACTTATACCCTTACGAGTTCGCGTTTCATAGTGCGACCAATAATGCAGAGCGACACAAACACGCTATCGCTGGTGGAAAAGCTTTCGTTTTCCAGTATTGGCCGGAATCTTTATCAGATGAGTGGGGTGTTGAGTATTCAACAAAGACGATACCAGGAGGTTCTCATCCTCTTTATCAATATATAGGAGGAGGGGAAAGAACAATTTCTTTCGAGGCTGTTTTCACAAGCGAGGTTGAGGATAACGGCGCGGCCAAAAACTCAAATATACCTTCTTCCCGATATACCGTTGATATTAAAGCGGCGATTGCGCGTCTTGAGTCTTTTAAGCTACCTAGTTATCCCAAGAATGGCGAGAATGGTAGAGTTAAGCCCCCACCAAAGTTAGTTTTGACTTTCCCAGGATCAAACCTTGGGCGATACATCGATGATGTTGTTGTTATCCTTAAAAGTGTCGGGTGGAACTATGTTTCGTGGTTTCCAAGCGGTATTCCGCGAGTTGTTACTGCCAGTCTTAGCTTTAGCGAGATAATTCAAACAGGTTCCAAGGGAGGAGGATCGCAGATTAAATTTGTTGGGCGCGAGATTTACGAAGACTCACAGATCCTAAAGAAATATAACTTTAATAGAGCCGGTACCTAAACCCTGGTTGTGTCATAAATTGCTTTTGGGGTTATAATATCTATATGGAAATTTACCGTCCTTTTGAACGGGGAGAAAAATGACACTCCTAACTAATCTACACGGCATTCGATCCTATATGCTTTTTCGTCAAGACGGTGGTACTACACCAAGCGGATTGGCGGGATTGGCTCTTACTGCTGCTTATGGTACTCCGCTTGTTTTTAAGGATGACGTTGCCATAGCCGCGACACCTTCTGTTACTTATCCGACAACAGGGGGTTTTACGTCTCAAGGGTTGCAGTACATAAACGATCAGGCGACCGGAGGGGCTGCTATTTTTATTAGTCTGGACGGCTTGAATGATCATTTTGAGTTGAAAGCTCAGGAGAACATCGTCTTCGATTTTATCAAGACTCAACAGATATGGTTACGCGGCACTGCTGGCGGCGAATCTTATCGCTTATTGGTGTGGTGATTTATGAGTAATTTCAGTAGAGGAGGAAGTGGCGGAGGTGGCGGCTCATCAGCAGGGATGACCATTGTTGAGAAGGAGATTACCACGTTTGATGCGACTCCCACGAGTTTTGGGAGTTTATTCACGCCCGTCGTGGAGGGCGGCTATCTATGTAACATCAGAATCATAAGCGTAGGGGATGTGTCAGGCGGGGATTTCGCAACTTTTCAGTGGCTCGGTTCAGTGATTGAGGATGTTGGTAATTCCGGTGTTTTCACGGTACATAATGGGACTGCGAGCGCGGCACCGGATACTTTCAACGGTGCTTCAGCGGGGTTGATACGACTCTCGATTGATGTTGCCAGTCAAGAGTTGAGGGTGAGGATGACTGGTGTAGCAGGCAGAAATTATATACACCGTCTGGTTCTGGAATATTCGCCGTTAGTCTTTAGTTAAGAGAGTGGAGATATGGGATCTTTATTAGACAGTATTGGCGCTGGCGGTGGCGGCGCTTCCAACGGGGCGATACAAGTTCTCCTCTTCGCGCCCACGGACTTTGTAGCAACAGGCACCGACGTTGGTAACTTCGCGATTCCTTCTGCTCTTAATGGGTTCTCGCTCTCGCGAGCAGTGGCTTATGTAACAGGTACTATTGGCGCTGTGTCTGGAACCACTAATATTATGCTTGTCAATGAAACTCCCGGTAACCTACCTATGCTAACCGGCTCTGGTATTGTTATAGCCACGGGCGGAATTAACGGCTCTGGTACCTTGGCGGGTGCTGGTAACATACTTGTACAGACAGATTACATTATTCGTATTGATGTCACGTCCATATCGGCTACCGCGCCGAAAGGTTTGATGGTGATGGCTGAGTTTTTACCGTGAATATGAATTTCTAGGATAAGTTTGATAGGAATAAAATATGAGATACTCGATTGAATACGATAACTCTGGCACGGCAAACGTGACCATCGATGAGGCTACAACTGTCTGCGTTCAAACCCATAACGACACTGTCTACGATGATCATTATCTGCTGCCAGCTTCGCAGGTAAGAGCCATGATCGAGGCAGGTGACACAGTTAAGATTTGGGACGAGCATTTCTGGGGCAGAACCCCGAACGAACATAGCGGCGTGACCGTTCAGATAACAGCGATTGTTGATATGGGCGACCCCATCCCAGTTGTGGATTCAGGAGATGAATAATGACGCAGTATTTGGCACTCGATTATAAAGAGACAACCGTAGCCGTTTACGGCATTGACGGGGCGACAGTCAGTCAAATCGGCGGGGATTTCCATCGTGAGACTGATCTGCCCGAAGGTAACTATCATTCAGGGATGAATAGAGTTTGCCAGATTTATGGCCGGACCTTTGCCCAGCATTGCTCGACGACAAGCAGTCCTCATCGGATATACCAATTTGACGGGACTGCTTACAAGGTTTCGATTGGGTCGATAGGCGGCAGTTTCTTAACCTTTGTGGCCGGTACAGCCTGGGCTTCCCCAGGCGCAAGTGGGACATTCATCGAGTCAGGAGTGACTGGTGACACACATGTCCTTCTGAATATTGCCAGCGGTACAATTGCAAGCGGTGCTGTCATCACTTCTGGATTGGGTTCTGGCGTGGCCTTCCAAGCTACTACTACTGAAGCAGCCGCGCAAGGTGGCGCAAGGAATGAATTGGGCGAATGGAAGGCTGTTTTCACCTCAAGTTTTAATGGTTCGCCAGGGTCTTATTGCGGCCTTCATTCGATGATCGTAAGCGATAAGATGGGTATTGGCAGCTTCTTCCAACAAGCTAGTTCTACCAATATCTATGGGATTAACTATGACGTTGAAACGGATGTCTGGACCCAATCTCCCGGTGTTATCGGAAATTACACTAACAGCAACTTTGATAAATGGGGAGCTTCCACGGTTATCAACGACACCATTTATATGACCGCTGTAACCGATATCGGCAACCAGTACTTCATGACTATGGCTTACAATCCCACGACCGAAGCTTGGGGGAAGCAATACGGTTTGAATGTCCTACATACGTCTTCGATTCTTGGTAATGGTTGCTACCATGTATGTGAGTGGAAGGGGAGAATCTTTTCCGCTACCACATGGAATAATCCCGGTGACGGGGCTTTAATCGAGCTTTCAGGCGCAGGTTGGTATCATGTCCAATTGTGTTACATCAATGGTATCACCAATACCGGATGGCCCTATTTTGAAACCCAGACATATTTCGGAGCGCAACTGGTTGAAAACGGCGGTAAACTCTGGGTCTTTATACCTGGAAGAAAGTGGAACCAAGGAACAGTTGGTTGGTTTGTCCTAGCCTTTACTGAAAAGTCAGGCACTATTACGTGTGATAATATGCGTAGCCATACTATTGCCCCATCAGCTTCTCAATTTGGCCTTGAAGAACGCCTCTCAGCTTCGCTTCTCCCCTTGTCAGGGATGTCTGTTTATTACGGAGCAGGTCTTGTAATCGGTGCGCGTTTAACAGTCATGCGCGACCAAACAGGGAATGCTCCCAGTGGTCAAGATGAGATTTTAATGTATGGGATTCCTGACGCGAATGGAGGACCGGCTCAAGTCCTAAAATGGGGAAATCCGTTTACGAATCTGACTTTCCAGATTAACTGGTCGATTACTCCTGTGTTAGTGGACGCTAGTTATCGGCGTTATACACTTACTGTAGCCAGCGGCGATCCGACGACAGAGCTTTCTAATAGTGGTAACGCTCCGCATGATTGGATAGGCTTAACCTCCGATGGGCGCATATTCTGTGTTGACGGGGACAATGTAACATCATCAACAGTTGATGTTTTTTATTACGCCAAGACAACCCCAGATTGGCCTACGGTTGCGTCAGGCGCTTGCCGAAAGCTCGTGACTCCTATTCCTGTTATCGGAACAACTGGTGGTGTTGCTGCTCTTGCTCTACCCGATGAGCAAATCGGCGGCGGCGGTCGAGAATTCCGCAAGGATGATAAGTCAGGAATCATTACGGGCGCAACGCCAGACACCAACAGAGAGCTAATAAGCATGAAGTTCAGCGGTGGCGGCACTGTTACGGCTTCGCTTTACCATTCCCTCGCAAGCGGGGGATTTGTGTCAACGCAATCAACAATTTCATTGCCAGTTACAGTCCCGGCCCAGGTTTGGTCTGTGAACGGCAAGGATATGGATAATGTCCCGGCCAATGGTACTGAGATTCTGGTCTATCATGAAACTGTTACCGATAGTATTTCTGACGGTGACGTAATTAAACGTTGTATAGGAATTGCATCATGACTCAGTATTTAATGATGGACTACAGAGATACCACCGTGGCCTGCTATGGTGTCGATGTTCTTACCATAAGCCAGATCGGTGGGAATTTCCATCGTGAAACTCCGATTGCTGCTTCTGTTGGTTCGGCTCTCAACGGCGAAAACAGAGCTTGTCAGGTAGGAGGCAAAGCCTATGCGGTTCATTGCTCCTCATCACTGCCAGGAGTGCTTCTGCCCTATAGGTTTTATGAATTTGACCCGCTTGCCTATAAATGCAATGTCGGGAGCTACACAACGACTCAAGCAGGATTTCACGGTTTTGCTGCCGGGGATACTTGGACAGCAAGCGGAGGTGCAACCGGCACATTCATTGAGGCTGGGGTTGCGACAGATACTTTTATTGTCTTGAAATTCACCACAGGGACAGCAATCGGTTCTGGCGAAGTTATTACGATTGCATCAGGATCAGGAACAGGAGCAGCGACAACAACAGAAGCGGCGTTTCAAGGCGGGGCAGCGGCAGAACTCGGAGAATGGAAGGTTGTTCACACAAGCTCAGTGAGTGGTCGGCCAATTCCCACTTCAGGGCTTCACTCGATGACTATCAACGACAAGATGGGCATTGGGTGCATGTATCACCATGCTTCAAATACCAATGTCTACGGGGTTGATCTGGATATAGAAACAGGGGTTTGGACCGAGGCGCTTATTGGAACCTTTAACTCCTCAAGGTCTGATCTTTGGGGAAGATCTACGGTTATCAATGACACGATATATGTTGCCTGTAGTCATGAAACGTCGAATACCAGTTATTGCACCGTTAGCTTTAACCCGACAACCCAAGCATACGGTATTCAAGTTGGCGTAAATATGTGTAACCACATTTGGAATGAACATTGTGGCGCATACACCTGCTGCGAATGGAAGAGCCGCATATTCATGTTCATGAACAACTCCAATGGGGAGGATAGTCAACTCAGTGAATTGACAGGTGGTGCCTGGGGTCAGGTGTCAGGTTGTCGATTTGATGGGTGGTCCGTGGCGCTTTATCCAGACTGGAACACGGCAGTAAACGCTGGAAATATGATATTCGAGCAAGGAGGGAAGCTCTGGGTTGCTATTGCTGGTTGGATAAGGACTGGCAGTACTGGCTGGTGGATATTTACATTCACTGAGAAAGCTGGCGTTATTAGCTGTGATAATCAGCGTTCATTTTCCGGTGGGAGCTATACCAATGTGGATCGTGGTGAACGCTTATGTCAAGTATTCTGGCCGGTATCCGACCTAAAAGTGAATGTTGGGGGGAGTCTAGGGACTTACCCCCGACTGAGGTGTATTCGCGACCAAACGGCAAATAGCCCAAGCGGTCAGGACAAGATGCTAATCTATGCCATGCCAGATGCAGGCACTGCTGGATCTGGCTCACCAACAGTTGAAGTAATGGAATGGGGCGATCCATGGGTTGCTATAACAGCTTTTCAAATTGATTGGACTACTGCGGCTGCTCTTGGTAGTGAAGAAAGATTTTACTTCAACACTGTCGGGGGCGCTGATCCTACTCTTGCTGGTTTAGTTGACAAACAGGACTATATAGGCTTAACTTCTGACGAGAGAATCTTTAAGTTCAGAGGCACAGCGACAACCCCAAACAGGGTGATTCTTCAGCGAGCAGGGACTTATGCTGCAAGCTCGTTCCCGACTACTCCCACAAGCGGCCCTTGCCGAAAACTTGTCGGCCCTACGCATGTCGGGACCAGTGGTTTTGGGTCGCTATCCATAGCAGATGAATCTCTTGGTGGTGGTGGCCGCGAATTCCGCAAGGGTGATAAGAACGCAATCATTGTCGGCGTCACTCCTGCGATCAACAAAGAGTTGATATCTCTGAGATGTTATGGTGGCGGAACAGCTACGATATCTCTCTATCATGGGCTTCCCAACGACGAGTTGATATCAACAAAATCAACGATATCAAATCCTGGTGGACAGCCTTATACAATCTCGGTTGGTGATATGACGGGTGTTCCGGCTGATGGATCGGTTGTTCTCGTTAATCATGATGTAGCAACGGATTCACTGACAAGCGGTCAGGTCATAAGAAGGTGTTTTAAGGTTATATAAACTATGGCTAAATACAAAAACCCCATGATTCCACCTAGAAAACCAGCGGATCTCGTCCAGTCCAAGCACGACAAGGTACATAAGGACTACACACCTCCTGGGTTGCCTCAAGATATCCTTGACATCATCGAGGAGACAAAGAAGAGAGCGATAAAAGAAGGTCGTTGGAAATAAAACATGGCGTTATCACCGGCTTTTACCAGTACAGTAGCGGCAACAACTTCGGCGTTATCACCGGCTTTTACGAGTACGGTAGCGGCAACGAATTTGTCGTTATCGCCGGTTATTACTCAAACTACTGCGATTATAAAACTTTCTCTTTCGCCTGTTATTACTCAGACGGTAGCGATCACAACGCCGTCATTGTCACCGGCTTTTACGAGTACGGTAGCCGTTACGAATTTATCGTTATCGCCGGTTATTACGCAGACGGTAGCCGTTACGAATTTATCGTTATCACCTGTGATTACTCAGACGGTAGCAACGTCAACTTCGGCATTATCACCGGCTTTTACGAGTACAGTAGCCGTCACGAATTTGTCGTTATCGCCTGTTATTACTCAGACGGTAGCCACTTTAATCGGGGCTTTATCTCCTACGTTTACGAGCGAGGTTGATTATACTCCCCATACTTATGTGAATGTGGTCACTCACGGTCAAATCATGCCTTTGGTAATATAGAAAAGTACCTTTGGTAATATAGAAAAGTAGGTTTAATCATGAATCAGGCGCGAGGTCGGTGGGTTGATCCCACACCGAAACCATCAAATCGGACCTGAAGGCGATAGGTGAAACGGCATGATTTACCCGGACGATTTTAATAATCAGTTTATTTGCGGGGATACCGTCGGCGTAATGAAACAGATACCAGATGGTGCCGTAGAGTTAATAGTTACTTCGCCGCCCTACAATCTTAAAAATTCGACTGGTAATGGGATGAAAGACGGTCGGGGAGGCAAGTGGGCTAACGCCGCTCTGATAAAGGGCTATTCGCATTACGATGACAATATGCCTCACGACGAATATGTGGCTTGGCAACGAGCTTGTCTCACAGAGATGATGAGGATAATACCTGACCACGGGGCGATATTTTATAATCATAAGTGGCGGGTGCAAGCGGGGCTATTGCAAGATAGAAATGATATTGTCTCCGGTTTCCCTGTAAGGCAAATCATCATTTGGAGAAGAAAAGGGGGGATAAATTTCAACCCCGGATATTTCCTGCCCACCTATGAGGTCATCTATTTGATTGCAAAGCCAAAGTTTAAGCTAGCGAAGAAAGCAAATGCTTGTGGCGATGTCTGGGAATTTGGGCAAGAACGAGATAACAAGCACCCCGCCCCTTTCCCTGTAGCTCTTATCGAGCGGGTTATCTCGTCCACCACAGCCAGAACTGTTTTAGACCCGTTCATGGGTTCTGGAACAACCGCTGTAGCAGCGCGGAGGCTACATCGGGATTTTGTTGGAATCGATATATCGCAGGATTATTGCCAGATGGCCCAACAGCGTATGGCTCAAGGACTAATGTTCGGACTTGAAAGCGATAGGTGACTTGGGTTTTAAGAAATAAATAATAGAATGTAATAACTTTATAATGTAGGATGAATAAGAATCAAACTTGACAGGTTACCTATAATATAAGAAGGTAACGAAAGAATTGTTTGCGCCCTTACCGGGTGTGTTATACTTAGAAGAACGACTGCGACAAAAACGCAGATCACTCGAACGCGAGGTTAAGGACGATGATAGACAGAGGACAATTTGTAGAACTTACTAATGGTTTGACTTTAGCAGCGACAGCTTCAACGGTTGTGACGCTTGCGCGACCACAGACACTCGTGCCTGCTCTGAACAATAACAAAGACCATGTTATTGAGCCAGCAAGCCGCGACGAATTTCGTGCCGGTAAAGCTATCGTTTCTATTCCTAGTTTACTTTGGACGAATGCTGCGTTCTTAACAGAAGTTGCGATTGTTCGGATGGCCGAAGGTTTTGCTCCTAATTCGCCAAACTTCGGCGGATCAAATCAGGGAACAAACGTCATTGGTGTTGCGGCTGTTGGCCCAACCCCCGGCGCTCTCTTCCCGACCGGAGCTACAGGTGTTGGTGAACCTGAAGTTCTTTTTAGTGACGCCACAGGAATCGTAGGCCCGACTCCTGCTGCCACAACTGCTATTGGCGCGTTGCTGGCTAACCTCCCTATTGGAGCTAACCAACAAATTCGGTTGACTTTCCGCGTTCCTGGTGGCGCAATTGCGCCAGCAGCACCCAACAATATTATTTCAACACTTTATGATACTGGTCGCCACGCAAGTGATTACGCGCTCAATTCATAATCACCATAATGAAGCCCTGACCTTGGTTGGTTAGGGCTAAAAGTCTAGGTTTTGCACGAGTTTTGGAGAATAAGAAATGTATAACGAACAAAGATTAACCGTTGATTCGGGTAACCTCACTGTTGGGGCTAGCCCCGTTTTGGTTGACGCCGATGACCTTGGCTTCAAATTTGACGTCCTTGAAGACAATATGTATGTTGAAGCAAAATTTCAAGGTGGTCTTCTTGGTGGTGTTGCTAACGCAGTAGTTCAACTTGCTTTAGCTCTTACAGATGATCTTGGAGCGGCTGTTCCAGATTTAACTATCGACGCAACTGGCGCGACTAATTACACAAACGACGTTATTTATCGTAATGCTGTTCTTTTTGCCGCAGCGTCAGCACCTGTTCAAGCGAATTGCAGACGCATGTATCGTTTGAATAAAGGTACCTATCGCATTCAACTGTTTGGTAATGCAATAAGCGCCGGAGCAGCGACTGTTGTTATCGACGGCACCGCTTGTGTTGCGTTCCTTTCGGTAGAAACATCGTCTAACCATAATGTTGTTGCTGCTAACTCCAATCTCAAACGTCAAGGCGCTTATTGATTCCTGACGTGACCGCAACACCATAGACGACTGCGCCGTTCAAAATTTATCCTCGTCCGAATAGGCTCTCATGAACCCAACCTCATGAGGGTCTGTTTTTGTGTACCTATCTTCCGAGAGCTTCCCGCGTCATAGGTACGCAATGGTAACGAAGTTACGACCTATGGAGAAGGAAGGTTTTTGAAGGGTTGCAGGGGAAGGGTACGAGACTCCGTAACCTTTGCGTAACCTTTCAGACCCCAAAATCCTCAAGATCATAAACCCTTATTTTCATTAGACTTAAAACTTTTTTTAGGTCCATCATCGACTTCTCTTTATACCTTTAGAGAGGAGACCAGATGATATTCCATAAGAAAATAAGTCCAACCGAGAAGGCAAGATTTCAAGATGCCCTTGAAAAGTTGGACGATGGGTTTCGACCTATCGTTGCCGTACGTTATGAACGCTTGGACCCATCGACTAGACGTCCTGGCCTTGACTATGTCGAGGTACCGGGTGTCGATGACGATACCCATATCGGTTTTATCGTCGGCAAAAAATTGTCGAAGGCAAAGAACACGACGATCCTGTTGAGGGATTTGATGCGAGCAGACGGAAGATCAGCAGGGGAGACAAACCTGCGGATTGATCGTGTGACAGCATTCTCGTTGTTATGCTATCCCCCAGGTAAACAAAGACCTTAAAGCCCTGCGGGGCTTTTCGGAGATGGTAATTCAATTCAAACAAGGAGGTTGCTATGCAACCAAGGACGAAAACAAAAGGTACCAAAGTCGAAGGCGATCAATTCGTTCTTTGTACTTGGCCTATTAGTTTACGGGGCCAGCCATACGTTATTGGCTCTAGTAATAGCATTAATAAGCTCTGCGAAGGTATCCCAGATGCACTTCAAATCGAGGAATCAAGGGTTTCTGTTTGTAGCGTCAAGTACTGGATCGTGGGCGATTATGACCCGACAGATGCAGTGCCTTACGGGGTTGAAACTATTTTTGAAGTCGAACCATATGACTTGGATTTAATGGAGGATTGAAATGGCAAAGTTTGACATTCCGGCGATTATTAAGACGTTCCCTGAGACCTTTGGTTTAAGGGCGTTCCCTGGTCGCTCTTTTTATATAAGCGAGATGGATTCTTTCGAGGTTGAGGACGAGCTTAGGCTTTATGTCTTCACACAGGAGAAAGGTTTAGCCTTCGCGAAGACATCCCCTGAAGAGTTAAGACAGGAGATCGTTCTTCTAGCCTAGCTCCCAAGGGGGCTTTAAGGCGATGTTACTTAAAACCTAAAAGGAGATTGTTATGATTACAAAATTAATGTCGTACGAAGCAGGGGAAATGAATGCTGTTGAGACAGTCCAATTATTTGGGGATCTTATTAAGTCTGGTATGGCGTGGACTTTACAGGGCCATTATGGAAGGACGGCCCGTGATTTGATTGAGTCAGGGCTTGTCAATAGGGACGGCTCTATTGATTGGGAGGCAATTGACGTTTAAGCCCTACGGGGCTTTTACCTGATGGTAATTCAAACTTAAAAAGGAGTTTATTATGACATTAATAAAAAGAGACGCAGCTAAAGATTTACAGGACGTGCAAGCCCAGCGTAAGCAAAGGCTTGAAGAGCTTAGGCTCGGTCGTTTTGTTACTGAAACTGTAACTTTTCATTCTTATAATAGAGGATGGCAAAAGATGATTGTTATCGGCGATAGGTTTAAGATTTCCATCGTCGCTGGCCCCAGTATGTATAGCACTCCGAGGGACATGTTGAAGTCAATAGAGCATTACACTCGTGTTGAAGTGGCTATAATTTCCTTGTGTGAAGGGACGGGCTATTTAAGTGGGCAAAACTTCAACGCTCCTACTGCGCAATGGGCAGAATTGACTGCCCATGACGACGTTGCTGCTTACATCGATTGGGGAGTGGTTAATAAGGTTTGCATGGACCTGATAACCATAGCAATCGACGGATCGTGTCCAAGCTATTAAGCCCTTTCGGGGGCTTTTAGCTGATGGTAACTCAAACTTAAAAGGAGATTGTTATGTCCTTAAACGGAAAAGAAATGGCCGAGGCCATGAGTAGATTTATTAACAACATGAACGATGAACCTAAAGAAGTGTTCATTGAAAAAATGTCGCGTGACCATAGGACGCTTCAGCAAAACTTCACGCGCCTTTGCGTGAACTGGCTTGAACAAGTTGCAGAAGGTCGCTCAGATCTTCGCAATGAGGCTTCTGTCAATCTCGGCAAGTTGTTTGTCGAGAAGATATCAGCAGAGGAACGATTCCTGCCTTTTATCTAAGCAATTTAGCCCCTTTGGGGGCTTTAATGCGATGTGTGAGAGTGCAATTCCGCGCTGTCCTAATTGAAGGAAACAATAATGAACCCAGATAAAAATCCAGTTTATCCTGCTCGTTTGCACTACGAAAATTTTCCGAGCGAAGAGAAATACTCAATTGTTTACGAGACTGAAGAAATGGTCGCCGGGACAAGCGCCCTTATGAGCCTTGAAGGTTCCGGTGGACGATTTACATATGTTGGCTGGACCCCAGCCTAATTAAATAGCCCCTTCGGGGGCTTTAATGCGATGGTAATTAAAATTCAATAAAGGAGTTTATTATGAAAGTTTACGTTGACGAGGAGTACGGCTACAGAGAGTATCTCTGGGAGTACCCTGGCAACAAAGAGCAGTTAAAAAAGGACTTCTTCGCTGGTCGCATTCCATTGTGGCCTATGGGCATTGCACCGACAGAAGAAGAACCAGAATTTGACGGTTATTTCAGGAAAATGCTCCGAACAGAGATTCGCGCCTTACACAACAAAGGCGACGGGAAGATCTTTGAACGTGTAGACGCCATGATTCATATCCATGAGGTTGAGGATAGCGACCTTAGCTTTGCGGATGAAAGGTATCCGTGGCCTCCTGAGACGAGATACAATGGGCCGGACAGTGCAGAGATGTTCTGATCCGGCTCTTTTTTCGGCGGCTTTTTTTTCGCCGTGGTATCCTACACCATAGGAGGTTACGTTATGTCATTAAGTGAATCAGAGAAAAAAGCTTTTGTAATTAATTGGGCGAGACAAAACGGTATGGTGCTTTGCAGCCGACCAGCCTTGCATAAACTCGTCCGAATAATTAACGACGTGGCCCTTGGTGTAAGCGCCTTCGTTGATAAAGAGGGCGAAGTTCATTTTAAGGTATGCCCTGAATATGATTACACTGAAATGATGGGGTTAAAAGGTGTTATTCAATGCGATACCCAGTATCGTAAGAAAACTAAGGATAAGGGGAGGCGTCCAAATGACAGGAATAAAAAAGATAAAACTTAAGGCAGGGGAGGCAGTGCCGTTTGTTATAACCAATACAACCCTTAAGAGACAGCCTACTGTGAAAAGGACAAGTAGGTTTGTAGGTCCAGGTAACGGAATTAAAAGATTAGTTTATGGAATAGGTATTAAAATAATTGACATTATGGAAGAAGCTTTTTTTGTTAAAGAAACAGAAATTGATGATGGGGAAGTACAAGAACAAAGACATTTTGCCGTCTTCCTCGCCAATGGTGAGGGGGGGCCGTATCTCGACGTTGAGGAAATTTCTTGGAAGCCAGCTTCCGGCCATCATTATGAAATAGTCAAGGTCGCCGAGCAAAACTTACCTTCTCAAGATGTAGAGATAACCAGGAGTCGAGAGGACACGGAAAATACTCGTTTACATCTCTTGAAAATTCTAGCTCAAGATCAACAGAACCATCCCCTCAAAAGCTCCCCTTCGTCTTCAAACGGTACCTCGAACAAGATTTCTTAAGTCCTGAAAAACAAAAGACTTAAAACTTTTTTTCGGTCCATCATCGCTTTCTCTTTATACGAGTGTAGGAAGTCCCAAAGTTTTTTGGACGTCCATCATCGACTTTACTTTTTAAGGGTAGAGAAAACCAAAATCCTCATTTTGAGGAAAGGAGAATTTTGATGTCAAATGAACATCAGAAGTTAGAGCAAAAAATTGCTTCTCTTACAGAAGCAATCGAAGGCTCTTCTTCCTATATGGCAACGATTGCAAATTCTTTAGTTCAACTTAAACAAGATGTTCTTGAAGCTCGTCAGCGATTGAAAGATTTGGAGACCGAGTCTGATCAAAAGCTGCCAGTTATTGAAAATCTGTTCCTATACGATGAGCTTGAGAAATTTGCATCTGCGGAGGGGGCTGTCGAACGTGCGAGTAAGCATTTTGATCACTTCCTCAAATCTAGTTATGTAGCCGAAGACGAATTATCTTTGGCTATGGAAGCATACGATGATTGTGTTAAGAGTATCTTAGAGTCCATCGTTGTTTATTCGCATAACCAAGGCAAAGCCTGGGATAAGACTGAAGACGGGAAGCGACTTACTGAGTATAGCAAGAGGTATCAATTGCTCGACTCGACTTTTAGAAGTCGCCGAGAGCTTGTAATACCAGAGCTTCCTAATATCAGTGTTAATCTGCCCTGGAGCGCGGTTGAGGGGGCTAAAGATGGCAACTAAAGCGAAGCCAAAAGCGAAGCCAAAAGCGAAGCCAAAAGCGAAGCCAAAAGCGAAGCCAAAAGCGAAGCTGGAGGAGACCCCCCCTGATTGCCTTTGGCTCGCGAGCGGTCGATTCAGGGTTTACGCGGTTGCGCCGGATTTTTACGAGATTTGGCATAATCCAAAACCGAGAAGAGTCGCTCAGGTACCTAATAAAAAGGTAGGGTCGTCCTACCATCGACCTGAGATGAAGGGACCGAAAAAGTGGGGGACTGTTCTCACACACAAGAAATGCCCTCGCATTGTCGGGTATTTTGAAAATGACAGTGAAATTGGTTATTGGATGGAGGATAACTTCAGTAAGATCAAGTAGATTGGCCCCTTCGGGGGCTTTTCTGCGATGGTAATTCAAACTTAAAAGGAGATTGTTATGAAAAATATCTGTTGGGGAACGTTGCATGATCAAGAATGCGATGACATGAGTACCATACCGACTGTGAAAGGTTATAGGTTTGCTTCTAACGAAAGGACTGATATTCGAGTTTTCCAGTATTCCACTGGTAAATGGGGTGTCCAGGTCACTGTAACACGAGACTGCAAAGCTAATTCAATGGATGGAGCTAAACAAAAGGCGCGTGAATTGCTCAAATTCATGATGACTAAGAAGGACTGATTATGTTGGTAAGAGTGTATGTAAATCTTACTCGATCCAGCCCTGGCCTAGTCGTTTACTCAGTTCAAAAGAAGGTCGATGGGCGTTGGTTAGTTGTTGACCATACGTCTTTGATTAGTCTCAAGAACTGCGCCTTCAAAGTATCAGAGAAAGGGCGTCAGCGGGTTCTGAGACAGCGCAGAAAGAACGTTCATGCGTTCGTTGTCGGCACTGTTGCGAACATTGGTAAGGGTTGTTTGGAAGCTATTTCTTACAACCCTTACAGGGGTTCTCATTTCTTTATAAAAAAGAGCCGTGCATTAACGCAGAATGCTCGGTATTGTTTATGTAATGAGCGCGGCGTGTTCGCTATTGCCCCCCATTAAGGGGGCTTTTTGCGGTAACACAAGGTAGGGGTATCAATGGTCTTAGAAGTTTTTCTCGGTCCATCATCGCTTTTACTTTATAAGGATACAACCCAAAAGGAGATCATTATGAAATGTATACTTTGTGAGAACCAGCTTTTTCCCGCGTTATTCCCGAAAGATAGTTTTAAGCTTTCGGGGGACCAACCCGCGTTTTTTGATATGAATAATTTGGTCGCAAACAGATGCACTTTATGTAACGAGGCAACCCCTAAAGGCCAAGAAGTTGCCGAGCTTGAAACGTTCGATAACATATTGATTGCAATGAGCGAATTGATTGAAAGTGGCGACTGCGCCGTCGATTATGAATACGCGACAATCTGCAATAAATATGCTCAGGATATGATGGCATTAATTGATCGGACCAGAGCTAGTATTGGCATTCTGCGTGTTGAGCTAGAGATAGACTGAAAGCCCCTTTGGGGGCTTTTCAAGGAGGAATTATGAAATCTGAGGCGGTAACGGAAGCTGAAGAAGCTTTTCAATGTATTAAGCTTGCCAGTATCAAGACAAGAGAATGGCTTGATAAATACCAAAACCCTGAAACTAATCTGGCATTGGTTTCGGTTATGGAGGAGACTGAAAAAAGGCTTCAATACATTTTGAAGACTGTGAGAGGTTAAGCCCCTTCGGGGGCTTTAAGCCGATGGCAATTCAAACTTAAAAAGGAGAATGGAAATGTTGCATAGACCAGTTTGTGTTAAGTGTCGGCTTCAGATGCGTTGCACTCGTAACGGCTTTCCCGTGTTCCACGGGGGCTGCGACCCGACAGCCTACAGCAGCGGCGACCGCTACCGCTGCCCCGGCTGCGGTGCGGAAGTCGTGGTCGGCTTCGGCAAGCGAATTCAAGCCGAAGGGGGCGTGGATACGTGGCACATAAAGCCGATCACGGTGCGGGGCTTTCGCAAGGAGGACCACCCTGGCGAGAAGCTACTAGCCTACGACGACGCGCAATGAACGAAGCCCTTTGACCGGGGCTTTTAGCCGATGGTAATTCAATTAACAAAGGAGATTATTATGTCAACCAAATCAGTGTCAATTACTGATATTACGATGGGAAAGCTCCTATCTAAATTAGATGATGGGGATGTCGAATACGTGAAAAAGTTCTTTCGTGATAAGGTCGCGGAGGGTAAAGCGAAGCGCATCGCTTCCGGCAAGAGCTTCATGCTTAAGTTGGCGAGTGACGACGAAAAGATTGTCGAGGCGATTCCAGTGGGCGACCACTTTGCAGTGCATCGCGCTTGGGGAGAGAATCGTGGGCCTTGGAACGTGACACACCGGCACAGCGGATTGTCGGCGGTGTCTGGCCTAAGCCGGAAGGCAATTGCTATCCTATGGGCGAACGAGTTTGCGACTCTGCCGATCCCTTGGGACAGCGAGGAGCCGCTAAGAGGACTCGACAGTAATACGATGGATCGCTGCGTGGAAATGAGCCGATTAGCAAGAAACGGCGGTACGCCATGACTATGGCCCCTAACGGGGCTTTTTGGCATGTACTAACTCTAACGAAAGGAAATAAAAATGACTTATCCAAATTTATGCGCCAGTTTTGATTGGGTACCGGGGGTTTATGTTGCTCCGGCAGGTTATCAACACGGGTGGTTAGCTGTGACAAGAGTGGAGACGACAGGCCATTGGTCCGAGAAATCTGCTCTTGCAAAATACAACAGCGAGAACCAATTAAGACCGATAAAGAGAGCAAGGCAGGCAAAGAAAGCAAGCCATCTAAAGAAAGCATGGGTAAAAGAATGAATGATCAGGAGAAAGAGAAAATACTTAATAGATTGGCCCAACAATTTATGTTTGAGTCGGCGTCTCCTAATGCCTTCAAATTCAAGGGCATCGTCGATGCTCGATGCAAAGACGAAGATTTTATTGAGTAGAGATAATGAAAATCCCATGTTACGGCGTGGGATTTTTTTGTCCCCAGACCTATCACCATAGGTCGTTATGTAAACAAGGAGAATAGAATGAAAGACTTACTCGAATTGGTCCGATCATATTTGAGCGGGAAGAATTTTCTCGCCGTGTTCAAAAGGATTAATGCGCCGAAGTGCATTATTCATAAGCAACTTGACAACTGGAGCCGCCGATTGGTGGCAGTAAAGAGAAGGATGAAAACTCATCCTCACGAGATTCCAAAGATGGAGGAGATGTTGGAATGGCTAGATATCTTGCGCACGAACAAAGAGTTACAGGAGTCAACGTATAACCATTGGCTCTTGACTATCAACTTCTTTGTTGAGGAGTTTCATCCTGATGTGGCTTTGTTTTCGGGGGACGAGTGCGTCGTCATTGCCGAGATAAACAAAGGTACCCGCAAACTGATGGGTGAAATATTCGCCGCCGAAAAAGTGTAACTTGAACAATCGTCATAAAGTGGTCATTGTGAGAGTAGAAGGAGAATCTTATGAAAAAGTATATCTTCGGTTTTGCTGCTCTTGCTTTGATTGTCGTCGGCTTTGGTATTGGATATAACGATAACCGTGCTGAAGCTTCAACTAAACGCTTAAAAAGACTAAGGAATCTTCATGGTGAGGGGCGTATTTGCGATAAGTGCGCCAAGAATGATTTTATAGCCTATCAACCTTGTTGGAAGCCTACCCTTGAACAAATCGCTAAAGGGGATAAAGCCTGTAGCGTTTGTATCGCGTGGGGTAAATGTTGTAAAAAAGAAGAAACAGAGTGTTGTTGTTGGGATGTTAAAGAGACTTGTTATAAGAAATGTAAAATACCCAGAATTCCGGTAAAAAAAGAAGAAGGGCGTGTTTTTTAATATTCAAACAAGCCTCTTTATCGGTATAACTAAAAAAGGAGGCCAATGGTGCTTAACATAGACAGTATTGAACTTGTTGACGCGATAGAAAAGAAGATCTTGAAGGAAACGCGGGCAAACCCTGAAGTAAGGGGAGACCCCTACTGGTTCCCTGAGACCGTGACTGTGGTAGATATTAGCTTTGTCTTAGCTAGATCCTATATGAGCAAAGTCCTACTTCATAATACGAGGAAAGCTACTATAGGAGACGTCGAAAACATGGCTGCTTTGATCTTAGAGCAGAATAGATGGCTCAGTAAGCGCGGCCAAGGACACCCAGATGAGGTGCCTACCGTTAATCAGCTTCGAGGGTGGTATTGCAAGGCGGGAGGGATCATCAAAGATCACGAAGACTCTCTTATGAACAACCCTGAGACGTTAGTAACAAAGAACGTTATTCTAGCTAATTTGAAATTAGGGGTGTGTCATATGATCTCCCAAGAATTCTATGGCGGCGATGCCGCACTGTTCCATGACAAATGAATTTTCCCCTTCAATCCTAATGTCTATAACAGATCATCTTTTAAGATGGTTATGTTCTAGTAATCTGGTTAAATTGATGGTTAGAATAGAAGACCGGGGATCGGATGCTGAGAACACCAATTACAAAGACGTACAGCAAACAACCCCGGAAATGACCGGGGTTGTTTATGAATCAAAGGTATCACCGCAGATACTTTACAACTTTAGCTCACAGCGGATACTTAACAAAAGCGTTTATTTCCAACTTTTAGGAAGCCTTAATAATAAGACAAAAGCGTTTATTTCCACAACTTTAGCAAGCCTTAATAATAAGACAAAAGCGTTTATTTCCAACTTTTAGGAAGCCTTAATAATAAGACTGGAGCTACATGGTTATGATCATAACGGAAAATATAGCTCTAGGTCAACATTATCAAGGCCAGGAGTTTTCGTTTCATGGTATATCAAAGACACGACTCTCTCAAACCCGCTATTTCAAACGATCTTATTCTTCTCTATCGAAATCCGCCCACAAAAAAACTTAAAAACGGGCGCAGTTATTTTACAAAAATCCACGATTGTGTGTTGTGTGACCCGAATATATCAGACCGACAGTTAAGGGTTTATGGCTTTGTCGTTTGCCTCGCTCGAAGCCAAAAAGCCAACCGTGTCGTCACCACCATAAAAGAAATGGCTCGATTCCTTAAAAGAGGGATAAGTACCGTAAGAGAAACTTTAGTTGAGCTTGAAGAGAAGGAGCTATTGGTTCGGGCAAAGGATACCGAAAATCCCAATAAGCTTGTCATCTTTCTTAATGACCTTGAAGCTGTCTATGGTGATCAGGTAAACATCGCCATCTGGTCTGATAAAAATACCGGCGAAATCATCGCAAAAGTCCCATCAAAATTGCCGGAAAAATCAGATTCCTCCGGTGAAAAAGAAACAGATGCCCGCCAGAAACCTGGCGCACCCCCCGCCAGAAACCTGGCGGTCCCCCAAAAGAGTAACCGCCAGAAACCTGGCGCACCCCCCGCCAGAAACCTGGCGGTCCCTCTTAGTGACTACGAAACAAATGACTCCTCTACAGACAAGGAATTACCTGTGTCAGAAGTCGGGAACGATGCTTGCTACGCGCCCGCACATTTAATAAGAGAGGAAAAGAGAAGAGAAAAAGAATTACTTCGTAATTCTTTTTTGCCGAATTCGCTTCGCTCATTCGCCGGAGATGAAAACAAAAATTTTCCTTTTGAAGAATCCGAAAAGACAGAAGAATGCCTGCGACCGGATTTGGTGGCTAGAGATTTACCTTTTCGGAAATCCTTTATCAAGGACCAGGATGAAGATGGTAATCAGCGGATTATGTTCGATGTCGAGAAAAAGCCGAAGGTTTCAAAGAAATCATCGCCAGAGAAATCTTCTCGTCGGTATAAGAAGGTAGGCAAGGAGAGGATAACACCAAAGGGAGGGACGACTCCTATTGAAGCTTTCGAGATGTTTAACGAAGAGTTACTAAAGACATATCCGAATGCGGCTATACCGCTCCAGCCTACTGGTAAGGATTTTAAGAATCTGGCGCAGACCGTTTCGGTTTACAAGCCGGAGGTTGTGAGAAAGATGGCTCAGGTTTTGGTTGCTGACTATTCGACGATCAAGGACAAGGTTTTTCCAAAGCCGAAGGAAGGTCATCCGGTGCTTTCGCATATGTATCGTCTGGCGGATGTATTGGCTTCGCGGATTGATACTGGTTTTACGGATGGGTCATCAAGGGTTTCTTCGCATGTTGTTAAGAATGTAAAACCCAAGACTTATAAGACTTTCGATGAGATTTGCCGTGAGAAGTACGATTTGGATAAATTGATAAAGCCGGATTTCAAGGAGTAAGGAGAGGTTATGCCTTGGGACATAGATAAAGGTGGGGGTAGGATCTACAGACAGCCTGTAGAAACTAATCCTGACAAGTTTGTTAAGGATAAAGAGATTCAGAGGATCATGCGGGTCATTGGTGTTCCTAAACGATACCAACAGTGTCGTTTAGATAAGGTGCCAGATAATGTTGACTATCGAGCCGGACTGATGATTTTTGTTGAGACTCTTGTTGAGCGGGATAAGCGCGGTGACGGTCTTCTTATGTTCGGTTCGTATGGAACTGGTAAGACGGGCGCGTCTGTATCTGTTCTTTACGAGGCTATAAAGAGAGGTTGCCGGTGTCGGTTTGTGTCAGCCCGTGATCTTGGTCGTATTGCTTTTGATTTTGAAGAAAGTCAAAAGGATCGTTGGGCCGACCTTCGGCGCTATCAACTTGTTGTCTTAGACGAGATGGGCGTTGAACGAGAGAATAGTACAAGTCATGAGTCAGCTAAGATTAAGCAAGCGACAGAAGATTTGATTAGGCATCGTTATGATAGTCAACTTATGACTATCATAAACACCAACAATCGTCCCGACGAGACAGTGAGTCATTATGATGATCTATCGACAATATTAAGACACGCTTATCGGTCTATACAGGTTGCAGAGGTTGACTGGAGAGGCGGTGCCGAATGAGTCTTTCAGTTGAATGGATGCTTATTCACGGAATGATGCAAGGCGGTCCCTGCGAGTTATCAAAGGTTACTCGCGCAGGTATCGAAGCCAAGTATCTTGGTGAGTATGGATCTGATACCTATAAGACTTTTAGCTATCTCATGGGCTTTTTGGGCAAATCCCGTATGCCTAACAGACACGAGATAATTACTGCTATTGATGTTGAGGTTCCTGATTGGGATTTGGAGTGTGACACTGAGATATACGCCGAGTCGATACGTAAGACGCACCTTCGGGAAAGTATTTATTCAGGCTTGGAGGGCATCGCGTCTAAAGCCGAGAAAGACCCTGATAAGAGTCGTGAGCTTCTTCAGGAGTTATTCTTGGATACAGCTAGGGATAGACGTGCCGAGGAGGTACGCACCAATAATCCTGATACGATGGCTCTAATTAAAAGTCGTTATGACTTGGTAAAAGATCGCCGTAGATCCGGTGAAATAGTGGGTTTGTCTTCGCCTTGGCCTTCGTGGGATAAGCGTAGTAAAGGATTCCAAAAAGGACAAATTACAACGATACTCGCTAAGACGGGAGTGGGAAAGACTCACTTGTCATTGGTTCAAGCTGTTCATTCCTGGGACAATAGTTTGGGCTTGGGTGAGTGTGTGTTATTTTTCTCATTGGAAACAGTTCGCGAGACTTTACTTGATCGAATAGCCGCTATTTCATTGGGTTTGGATTACGAACGGTTGACCAGTGGATATCTGACAGAAATTGAGGAAAAAAAGTTAAAAGAATTCTGCGAAAAGTATGCAGACCGAGATTCTATGCGGCCTGAAATTATTTTCTTTGGTGACGAGGTTCGATCTGTCAAGGATATCATGTTGCGGTGCAAGGAACTGCAACCAAGATTGGTAGTAATTGATGGAGTTTACTTGCTTAATTCCCATGAGCATCGGAAGGCAAGATGGGAGCGGGTGACGGAGGCTATTGAGGGTCTCCGTAAAGTAGCTGTCGGCTGCGATGTGCCTGTTATTATCACCAGTCAGTTTAAGAAGGAAGCAAAGTCAACGTCTAGGTCGTCTTCTCGTGAGGCGGCAAAGTATGCGTCTGCTATTTTCGATACGTCTTCGGTGGTTCTTGGTGTTTTTGGGGGAGCTGATGATGATGGGCCGTCTGACTTAAGGACGATTATTTGTCTGAAAGCTAATGAATTCAAGATACCTTTTGGATTCAGAATCAAATTTAATATGGCTAATGCTGACTTTTCCGAGCTTGAATCTTTTGAAGATGTTGAATCATTATCAGGGACCGGGGAAGAGATTGATGTTTAAGGGTAGTTAGATGGACTCTACAGGGATTGTGAGAATATGTAATGAATTAGGTCTTGAATATACACGAGATTATATAGGTGGGTCTAGGGGACCGCATATCTCAGTGTCATGCCCCTTAGCTATCAGTACACATTCTAACCCTTACGACGATAATAATTCTTGTTCTATTAAAATCGAGGAAGCCGGTCCTTCGGTTGCCAAGTGTCATTCTATTTCTTGCGGGTTTGAGGGTTCGTTACTTAGGCTTATTGAAAAGGCTGTAGCGATGCGTAAGGCCGACTATAAGTTTGTTAAACTTCTTAGTTGGTTAAATAAGCAAGAAAAGCAAGATTGGTCAACAATAACTGGCCGCGCCCGGTTACGAGTGAAAAAACGTGTTGAGCGATGTAATGCAGTTTATAACAGAAGAGATCCTGATGAGCGGGATATTCTACAGGAGAGTGTCTTCGATGACTTAGGCTTTGTTAGTGATTTGCCTAAATACACCATAGATAGGGGGTTGTCTGAGGATACTTGTAGATATTGGGGACTGAGGTTCGATCCGAGGAAGGAGAGGCTTGTTTTCCCGTGTCGTAGGCATGACGGTAAGTTGATTGGTATGACTGGTCGGGATATTACAGGGGATAGGTCTCCGAAGTGGTTTAATTACTCTGGTCTTAATAAGTCAAAGTATTTGTTTGGGGGGCATTTACTTAAGACGGGCAAGCCTGTGATACTGGTCGAGGGTCCAGGCGATGCTTTGATGGTTCATCAGGCGATGGGAGGAGACGTCGGCGCAGTCGCGTGTATGGGTTCTGGTTTAACAAAAGAACATGTAGTGACTATAAAAAATAGTTGTCCTTCGACAGTTTATATATTTGCTGATGGTGATGCTGCTGGTCGTATTATGGCACGTAAAGCTGTCAAATCGTTGAAACCATTGTCTTTGAGGCTTGTTCAGACTCCTATTGGTGAAGACCCAGGGTCATTAAGTATTGAAGCCATCAGGGATCTTATTAAATCGGCGTCTATTATTCTTAGAAATGTTCGCTGGAACACCCCTCTTGGCGGTATTACAAGATAGAAATAAGTTATTTAATTTGGGGGTTATTAATGAAGAAACCAATTATTCCTAAGAAACCTTGGGATAAAAAACCAGCGGTGACAAAGAAGAAATTGAAAGGGTCAGCTTCAGGGGCTGTCGATGCTTTTCGATCTAGGTTTGTTGGTAGTAATGAAGTATCAACATCTATGGGTGATTCTTTCGGGTCTTCGTTAAAGATAAACTCCAAAAGGACAGTGGAGAAATACTTGTGTGATGACGTTGTTGATTGGATGTTAAAAGGAGAAGAGGAAGTATTTAGCGTCGATGATATAACAGAGCAAGCAGACGGTCTTTCTGCTGAATCTCTTATTTGTCACCCGTCTTTTATTAGAGCTTCGGCTCGAAAAGGGTCCGTTTTTTATATGGACTCAATGGGAAAGATACGTAAACAGACAATCAAAGGTGCCGCACCCAAGATTGACTCGATGGTGATAGAGAAAGAAGGGATAGACGATAACTTTTTCCTCTATCCTGATTGGTTCAATAACTTTAGAAAGTTCGTAAAAGCGGGGTTGTCTGTTCTTCTTATCGGTCCTGCTGGCGCGGGCAAATCTGAAGCAGTCGAACAACTCTTCAAAGAGTTAAATCAAAGATTGCTTATAGTTTCTTGTAACCCGTCTCAAACAGCGGATGACCTAGAGGGTGTGACAGATCTAGTTGATACTGAGTCGGGCGGGATGAAGACCGTATTTAATCCTGCTGCTCCTGCAATTGCCCTTGAGAAAGGTTATGGCTTGCTTCTGGATGAGGCAGACGCAGTGCCTCCAGAGGCTTGTTATGCGCTTTATAGGATCATTGATGGTCGTTCTATGGAGATCCTTAGAAAAGGGTACGATGGGTCTATTGATCGCCACGACAATTTTCGAGTAACAGGCACCCAAAACACCGAAGGACGAGGTGATTCTATGGGTCTTTACCATGGTCGAGCCTTGCAGGATGAAGCTTTCCTTGATCGATGGAATTGTTTTATTCGGGTTAGTTACCCCACCAAAGACCAGGAGTCACTCATTATTAATAAGCGTATTGGCTTGCCCATGAAATATGCCGAGAACGTTGTTAAGACTGCGGATTTAATGCGTAAAGCTCTTGATAGCGAAAAAGTCATGATGTCTGTTTCTTTACGCCGTACTTTAGCTGTAAGTAGAAACCTAGTTGCTGGGATGTCACCGGAAGACGCATGGACATTTTCCGTGTTAAATCGAGCTACTATGGAGGATCGTTGCTCTTTTGAGGAAATACTTAAAAGAGTATATGGCGGGAAATACGAAACCCCACTGGGGGCATTGTGAGACCTAAACAGTATATTGAGTCGGCTCAAGGAGTTACTGCTTCTAGTTTGGCTGGGATGGACGTTCATGTTGTTTATGACGCTAAGGACGCGCCTTATGCTGACTTAAAAAACAGGGTTATGCATCTTCGTCCTACACCCGACGAATTAAGCTCCATAGATTTAGAGGATCTTCGTGGTGACTGTGATCATGAGTCAGGACACTTTAAGCATACAGATATTACAGCTCTTGAAGATATTAAATGTCCGTTTCTTAAGCTTTTGATTAATGTTGTCGAGGATGGCAGGATAGAAAAACTCATAACTGACGAATACTACGGTTGCGGTGAGAATCTAGCTAATAGTGGAGGACGAGCTATTGATCGCATCAGGGAGAGCAGGGATAGCTCAGAAGAATCGAAGAGACGCCGCGCCCTCGCTGGTGTAACCCTTCTTACCTTCGGTCACGAGCGGTCAAAAGTGCTTCGTATGGTTGGCGAAGACGTTGATGAATTGTTCGATGAGATTGATGACATCATTCCTACTCTTAAAGGATTGCCCACGACTTATGAGGTTGTGACAAAGTCTAAAGAGTTAAAAGAACGTTGGTCGCATTGGGCTAAGTCGGATACAAAGTCGCCCAAAAAGAAAAGCGCAGATTGCAAAAAGGTGCGAACTAATAGCGAGAAGGACACCCCCAAGAAGGGCAAAAAAGGAAAAAAACCGTCTGCAAGCCCCGAAAAGCCTGAAGGTGAGAAGGACAAATCTTCTTCAGAAGGAGATGCTGGCAAGCCGGATGAAAGCGAAATTAGTGAGGATAAAGACTTGTCGTCAACATCGGAGGATAAAGCTCCCTCTGAAAGCGAATCAGACCCGACAAAAAAAGAGTTTCGTAAGTTAGCTAAATTGCTTAAGGATTCTGCTATCGCGGATGTTCGCAAGAGTATTGTTAGTGATAAAAAGTTTACTTCGCGTGACTTTTATCTCGCAGATACGGATCAAGACGTAGTCAGGGTCATAGACTCTAACTCGGTTCGTTGGAGAGACAGGGAAGAGTTTCTGCATTCGGTTAAGGCAACAGTGCCTGTTTTGCGCCGGAAGACTCTTATGGAATTCCAAGGGGTAGGTCGGAAGGTTGTGAGACATAAAAAGAAGGGTAAGATCGACGGACGATCATTATTTAAGGTTGCGTTTGGGTCGAATAGGGTTTTTAAGAATCGTACCCCTGCGATTGTTGTTAATGCCTTTGTTAGCCTACTCGTTGATTGTTCTTCATCGATGTATGTTCGTACCGGCGCTTACAAGAACATTTATCTGGCCGCTCAATGTGCAGCGGCGATGTCTCAGACACTTGACTTGATTAATGTTGATCATGAATGCTTGGGTTTTACGACACGGGATTATTTTAGCGGGGATATTTACTCTAAGCATAAATCTATGGGTGGTGCCTATGATCGTGTTCGACCTCTTCTACATCTAGTAGTTAAGCAGGTTAGAGAAGGGTATAACCAATCGAGAGACCGCTTTGTTGCGTTGGGTAAGATGAATTATGCGGATCAAAATGTGGATGGTGAAGGTTTGTTATGGGCGGCTCATAGGGTGTTGTCTCAAGCTGCTGTAGGGGCGAAGCCTATTATTATTATGTTCAGCGACGGCGTACCGGCTTCAACTCCAGAGACCTGCTCTGTATTGGACTCGCATCTTAAAAGATCAGTAGAGAGGGTAGAGAAAGCGGGTGTGTCAGTAATAGGCGTCGGCATGGGTACAGATCACGTCAAGAATTATTTTGCGAATTATGTTGTCGTATCGAAAATCGAAGATATGGCCGAACAGTTTTTTGTACTACTACGAAAAGTTTTACGAGAAACATCTATTTTTTATCGCTAGATTACTTTTGTTAGCGGTATAACATTATAGGATCTAGCAATGGTGCAGGATTCAAGGAGAAGCTCAATGAGCAAGTCAACAAAAAGAGAGTACTGGGGTCCAGGTGGTGGTCCCCCTCCAACGAGACGAAAAGTGGACTCGGATAAATTCGAGGAACATCCATTTCATATGTATGAGGTATTTGATTCAGGTCGTAAAAGAATCAAACCTTTCTACATCTTTAATGACCGGAAGACTAACATCGTGATGTTAGACAAGGGTTGTTTGGGTTACAACCTATTATTGCATCCACGGTTCTATTTTGAGAAGTCCAGGGATAACTACGCTGTTTGTAGAGCGCATGTAGATAGCAAAGGATGCCCTTTGTGTGACCAAGTAGGCGACCCTACTTGGTATCTTGTTGGCTCCTGTATTGATCGTACAGAATTCATTCCCGATGAAGGACGTAACGCCGGTACCGTTTATAAGGATAATCGGCGCGTATTGTTGATTCATAAGGGAAAAGTTCCAGATTTTGAGCAAATGATGGACGATGATGAGGAGGATGGCGGTGTAGGTGCCGACTTCCGAGGATATCAGATTCGTGTTAGGCGCAACAAAGAGCAAAAGTCACCTCGTATTGGTAGCGCCCACACACCTACGAAACGCTTGACTGAAGAAGAGATGCTAAAGGAATTTGAGGAGACCGCTGCCCGTAAGGGGATTTCCCCTGAAGAGTACATTCAGCCCGTCTCTTACGATCAACTGTTTGCTCCCTATTCGTATGAGGCGATGGAAGAGTTAGCTCGTGATCTTGAAGGTCATGTAGCCCCACCAAACAAGTGGGATAAGCCTGAGCCTAAAAAGAAAAGCAGACGATCAGCACCGGAAGAAGAAGTACCGTTCTGATAAATTGTTAAACTCGTTTTAGTTGGCCTGACGGTATCGAAATGGGTTGGGTCAATTAAAACAATCTTTTCAGGTTCATCGAAAGGAACCAAAAATGAATAAGCAAGAGCTTGTAACTGCTATTATGGAAAATAGCAGTGAAATTCCATCTAAAGCGGCAGCGGGTCGGGTTTTAGAAACAGTTTTAGAGTCTATCACCAATGGTCTTAAAGAAGACGGTCAGGTCCAGCTTATTGGATTTGGTTCTTTCAATGTCAAGAAACGTAAAAAACGTAAAGGGAGAAACCCGAAAACAGGGGAATCAATTATGATCAAAGCTTCAAAGACGGTTAGCTTTAAGTGCGGTTCCGCTCTTAAAACATTCGTTGATAAAAAGCGGCGATAAATCCTTACACAAACAATGAAAACGGAGGCTTGCGATGGTATCCATCGAGGAGTTTTCTGATCTAGGGATTATGAAAATCTCGGATTTGATCAAAGGCGCTGAGAAGCGCGAAATATTTACGTTCGACCTTGAGACAACAGGTCTAAACCCCCGTCGCGACCGTATTGACGGTATCTCCTTTTATCTTCCCCCCGTAAAAGACCTGCCAGCAGAAAGGGTTTGGTATCCATTCGTAAAGGATACCATGGTGGTCGTTCGTGCTTCCTGCACTCATTGCGATTGGGAAGCTCTTAGAATCAAGGCCACTAATAAATGCCCTGTTTGCAATTCAAAAGTGCAACAGGAATGGGAGTCACTAAGGGAACCACTCGATCAAGAGGAAATAATGGAGGGTCTCAGAGAGTTATTCTCGATACCTTCCATAACCTGCTTGGCGCATCATATTAAATTTGACGCCAGCTTTATTCGACAAGCAAGTGGTCTTGAAGAAGGTATACCCATCTTGTGTAAGTGGGCCGACTCAATGGTCGCTCACTATATTCATAACGAAACCTTGCGCCGGTATGGTTTGAAGCAAAGCGTCGAGCGGGTTTTTAAGTATAAGATGACGTCGTATAAAGAGGCTATGGTGAATTACACGGATCGCCTTGGTTTTGGCTGGGGTGACGGGACCAGAAGCGCCGTTAGCGCCCGAAGACGACGGAAGGTAGACAATGACGAATACTTTTCCGACGATTGGTCATGTATGCCCCTTGGCGCGTATGCAATGGACGATGTCGAATGGACCTGGAAGCTGTTTGATTGGTCAATGAAATCAATTCGTCGTCAAGATCCAAGCGGTAGACTTGAAAAGGTGTTTTGGAATATTGAGATGCCCATCACTAAGATTATTACTGAGATGGAGGGTGAAGGCGTCTTCATAGATTGGGAGCATTTAGATTGTGTCAGTAAGCGTCTAGGGGAAGAGAAGATCGAGATTTATAAGAGCGTCACTAAAGAGCTTTTGAGACGACTGCCTGACCCAAAAGATAGCGAGCTTGCTTTGGATGGACAGGTTTTATTTGGTTGGGGGGATGGTTCAAAAGAAGGTGCTTCGAGTGTAAAAAAAGGGGAAGCGAGAAGAGATTGGTCGGCAAAGCCGCCTAACTTCAATTCGCCTCAAGATGTAGCTCATCTCTTGTATTCCACTCCTGAGCTTGGTGGGCTTGAATTAGAAGGTGACGATCTACAAAGGACTCCAGGTGGAAAGTTGCCGACGAGTAATAAAGTCTTACAACGGTTCAAAGTTGCCGAGCCTATCATTGTTAAAGGCATCTTAGATTGGAGAAGCCGCGATACCATTGACGCTACATTTGCTAAAAAGATCATCAAGGTGGTCGAACAAGAACCGGACGGTAGGCTCTACGCTCATTTTAATCAGACTGGCACCGTTATTGGTCGTCTCAGCAGTTCAAACCCTGTAAATCTTATGAATCAACCAAGAGAGAAAGGATTGATCCGTAAGGCATTCTGTTCAGGTTTAGAAGAATCGGTCTTATCGGGTGAGTGTGACATGCGCCTATTCGGTTGCGACTATGATCAGATTGAGTTAAAGGTTGCGGCTCATTTATCTAAAGATAAAAGTATGCTTGAGGTATACCGTGCTGGAAATGTTTGTCGTGAAGGAATAGGTGGTTGCGATTTATATAAGGATAGCGGTCGGTGCCGTCACTGCGATATTCACCAAAGGACCGCCGAGGACGTTGGAGTTCCCCGCCAGTTAGCTAAGACGCTTAATTTTGGTCTTCTTTATCGAATGGGTGCATACACGTTTTGCTCAAATGCTGGTCTTTATGATAGTCGAGGCGTTCCCCGCAAAGTTTATGCTCAAAAGCTGTCTTATAAATGGTTTCGATCTTATTATGGTATTAAAGAATTTCATGAAAAACATGCTGTTAGGTTACCAAGAAATAATTTCGTAACTACAACGATTACAGGAAGGCGAAGGCGTCTTCATAAAGAGTATAAGTTTAATGAATTCAAAGCTGTCACACAGTCTATTCAGTTTGCTGTTTCAGGATCTTCTCAAGATATTATGAAGATTGCTATGAGGGGGATAATGCGTAGACGTTCTAATAAGGTTGAATTTGGCGGTGTAGCAACCAGGAAACAATGGAAAAGAGTTAAATTCCTTATTCAAATTCATGACGAGATAATTATGGCAGGCCCGACTTGTCTTGACAGGGAAATTAAGGATATGGTGGAGGGGTCTTTTTGTAGTGCCGCAGAGCTTCTGGTCCCCTTAACGGCTACATGTCAGTCGGGTAGAACCTGGGATTGTATACATTAATGACTAAAAGTATTTGCTATTCGCGAACAGCGAATTTTGTATTCATAAAAACTTAATAAATATCTTCGTCGAATCTTATGTCTTGGCGGTATAACTACATAGACTGTTATGGAGGTATAGTGGTGAAGCCGGTAAATATAGAATCATTAGCGAAATCAGGAGTTGTGGTTTATTTACCAGACTTAAAAAGCAGAGATAAGAATTATTTGATTCAGCAATTAACACTTACTCAACGCAAGTATAAAGGTTCAGACGAGACTGTGAAATGCTATGTCAAAGATGGCGACTGGTTATGGATGCCAAGATACTTTGACCACGATTTATACTTGAAGTCTGAACAGAGAGACGTTACAGGGTTGGATGAGACTTTTGATTTGAAAGTCACTCTTGATCCGAAACGAGGACAGCCAGAGGCTGTTGATAAGATGTATGCCCATCTGTCTGACTATAAGGCTGGCATCCTGAAGGCTTTTACAGGGTGTGGTAAGACTATTCTGGGATACGCTGTTGCTGCGAGATTCAAGAAGTCTATAGGTGTTCTAGTTTATGCCGAACATATGATTGACAATTGGGTTGAACATGCTGAGTTATGTTTTGGTATCAAGCCAGAGGACATTGGAATTGTTAAAGAGGGTCGGTGCGATTTAGGTAAAGCTATCACCATAATGACGGTGCAAACTCTCTACTCTGGTCGAGAATTTCCACCTGAGCTTTTTGAACAATTTGGGGTTATTGTTGCTGATGAAGTCCATCGTTATGGCGCACCTGTATGGCAGACGATTCTCCAGAGATTTCCAGCTCGATATAGATTAGGAATGAGCGCGGATGAAAGTCGCCAAGATGGTTTAGGTTCTATCATCTCTTGGAACTTCGGGGCTGTTGGGCATACTATTAATAAGACCGAAAACATCGCCAAACCAAAAGTCATACTTGTTGAATACGAAACTACATATAAGAGAGGTTCATACGCCGCTTGGCCTTCTCAAAAGCCTGAGTTGACTAAGTATCGGATGGTTGTGTCAAAAGATCACGGACGCAATGTCATGATCGGCAAACTCCTTGTAGACGCCAGGAAAAAAGGCCGGAAAGCCATCGTCTTTTCTCATTACAGAAAACATCTTTTACAACTGAAAGAAGTTTTCGATAAAGAGATGGAAAAGGCCAAGATTGAGACAAAATCAGCTCTCTTTATCTCTAAGAGCAAGCAAAAAGGCGAGCCTAAAGACATGAGGAAAAGAATTGCCACGCTCGAAGAAGCTCTAGGTGCCGACTTTATTTTCTCGACTTATTCAATGGCGTCCACCGCATTCAACGCGCCTCACTTAGATACAGGCTTTGCGGTGACACCATTAGCAAAACCGCTCCAACCCATAGGGCGACTTCGCGATAAGGGGCCAGAAGGTAGAAAGTCTTTAATGTGGGTTGACATTACTGAATCAGGAGTCAAATACGCCTCAGAACAAGCAGATAGGCGGATTTGGGCTTACGAGGATTTAGGTTGTGAGGTAACCCAAGTTAAAAAGAATAATGTAATATCAAAAAGTAGAAAATCTACGTCAAGAGGGAAAAAATGAAGGAAACAACACCTGAGTGTAAGATCGTTCCGACTAAGCTTAAAGTTTTTCGTAAGGTGAAGATGACAAGGGGTAAGGCTAAGGATGAGGACGATGTTGGAGACGAAGAGATTGTTGAGATACATTCGTTCGCGACGACTCCGGCGCTCGCAACGGCTAGAGTTGGAGTCACCATGTCCCGATCCTACCAGAGCATCACTGTTGCCATTGAATACTCAATTCCAGCCTACAAAGAATTCATTGAAGAAGCAGGAGTTGAAGCCTACGAGCGGGCAAAGCAACATCTCGTCGGGGAGTTACCTGAGATGAGAGAATTTCTTGGTTCACTTCGGGATTTATAAGGGGAACAAATGAAGAAGCTCATTTGGGAGAGAGTTGAGCAGGAAGGGCCGGATGGCTGGAGTCGTTATAACTTTCCTTCCTTATATATAGCGAGAACGCCAGAAGGATGGCTTGTGACAGCAAATGGGGAAGTGGATATTACTTATGTGCCTGACCCCGACGCTACTTGGTTAATAGATAACAATGTTGAGTGGGATGGGGATAATGGCGAAGAAAACTAAAAAAGTTGCTGCGAAGGTATCTGTTCCGCCTGATCCGTTGCAGTTATTTCAATTGCAAGCTGAAAAACGATGGACCAAATCTATTATCAGGGCTTCAGATATGCCTTCACGGGAATATCCAAGGATAAGCACTGGGAACTTCGCTCTCGACATTGCCACCTTCGGCGGATGGCCCCGTGGACGTATATCAAGGGCATGGGGCACGCCTCGATCAACAAAATCGGGATCTTGCTTAAATACAATTACTGCATGGCAAAAACACTGCGCCTATTGTTTTGCAAGAGGGCCGTGTAAATGCAGTCATAGACGACCAGCAGGAACGCTTATTGCTGACTTAGAAAATAAACTAGCTGATTCTTTAATGATTGATTGGATGACGGATCATGGCATTGATATGTCGGCTGTGTTATTTCAACGACCTGATTCTGGTAATGAGGTTATTGACCTAGTTGATATGGCTATTCGTCAAGGTATTGGCCTTGTTATTGTTGACTCTATTGCTCATATGGTGTCTCGTGCTGAGATTGAAAAACCAACAGAAGATGGTGAATTGCCAGGGCGTTCGGCAAAGCTTGTTAATAAAGCTATGAGGAAATGGGTTATAGCTCTTTCCCAAAGGGGCTTTGAAGACGTTAATAAAGTGCCTACGATAATAATTATCAATCAAATTCGTGGTACTCTTAGTCAATACATACCGGAAACTTTACCTGGAGGGAAAGGACAAAACTTTGCAACCAGCTTGGATATTCGGTTTTCGTCTTCTAAAAGCAAATGGAGATTTCGGTCAGTGAAGTCTGACGGGACATTTACAGACCTTAAAAAAAGCGATATGGAAGGTGCCAAGAAGCTAGACGCTACACCCGATTATCAAGAGGTTGATTATAGGGTGACAACGTCTTCATGTTGCCCACCCGGACGTTCGGGTACCTATCGGTACTGGCTTAAAAACACGCACGGACGGCGAAAAGGTGATCCAGATAATGCTGCTTCGATGTGGATGTATGCAAAGAGGTATGGGCTTCTCACAACAGGTAAAGAAGGCCGCTGCTTGAAAATACCCGAAGGGTGGGCGCAGAACGACGAAGAAAGAGAAACAGAGTTTTGCAATGGACGCATAAACGACGATGTTATGCAGAATTTTAGAAACGACGACAAAGCTCAACAAAAGCTCTGGGACGTTTTCATTCGTGAGCTTTGTAGAAGTTAATTTTAGGGTTTGGTGCGGCATGGCATGGCGTGGTTTGGAGCGGCTTGGTATGGAGCTTTTCAGCTATTATATTTATTTGGGATATTATATTTCAAGTTAGGTGGGTTTATGGCGGTAAGGGTATTTGACACGATGTTGATAGCGGTGGGCGCTGTTGTTTATACGAAGACTAGGCCGCATGGTGTTACGATAACGCAGGCGTTTGAGCGTCAATGCCATTGGGTGATACCTGAGAACTTATCCCCCCCAGGTTTTGGGGGCGTGGTTGCATGGCGAAACCCCAACGACGTGACGATTTATAATTGGACTGAGTCGAGCAATGCGACTGTAACTGTTTTAAGAGAGGGTTGAGGTGTCTGGTCCTGACTTCAATCGACCGCGCCGTCGTGCCGAACCGAATTTTGACAAAGCGATGACGACAGGTCGCCGTGGTGCATCTCACGAGAAGAGGATAGCAAAGCGTACAGGCGCTAAACGTGTGAGAGGGTCTGGCTCAAAACCAGGTCGCCCTGCCGATCTTAGAGATATTAAATTCTTGCGCGAAGCCAAGACTACCAGGGGAGGCGGGCGGTTCATAAAATCCTCTGAGCTAATTAAAATCGTAGAACAAGCTCTTACTTCGGGATTGACGCCTATCATGGAGATATGCTTTGAGGGTCAATCGCCGCCGGTACCTAAAGATTGGGTTTTGATACCAGCAGACGATTTCGATAAGATTGTTGAGGGTATCAAATGAGTTGTACAGAAGACGACGATACTGATTGTGAAAATTCGGAAGATATTTCTTCGGCTGTTGATGGGCGCTTTAGTAAATTAGAGTGCAATGTCAATCGCTATGCCGCCTCTTTAAGTATTAGGAATGAGGAGCATAGGGAACTTATTAATAATCTGACTCAACGAGTTTTATTATTAGAAATAGAAAAAAAGGATACTATCACCATTAAGCCGTTGCCGTTGTCTTTGACTCTGCGAAGTGTGGATGAGTATTTTATGTCGCTGACAGAATCAGAAAAGGATCTTGATAAGTTGTCTTGGCGCGTTTTCGATAACCAGTTGGCTTTAAGGATTGCTGGTGGATATTATAATCTTAATTATCTAGGCGAAGACATCATTGACTTCAACGAGGACATTTGCAGCGATTTTGTTATTGACCTTGAAGATTCGACCGCGACGGCTCTTCGATGGTGCAGGAGTCGTACTAAGTGGTTTAGGAATACAAGATATTGGGTCCAGCCTGCTTCTGGCTGCTTAATTATCAAAAGAAACCGATTTATCTTTCAGGTATCTGCCCCTCCTAAAGAAGCTATGATTCTTGAATAATCTTGTGAGAATTCATCCTCATATCATCTTCCTCCTCGGTATAACATTATAGTTATTAACTATGCAGGAGGTTGTTATGAAATGTCCAGGTTGCGGGCGCGGGGTGGACTCAGGTGCCGTTTCTATTGCTATTGAGCGTGGTGTTGGTCTACGATGCAAGGATTGCGAGACAACGATAAGCTACAAAATTATTGTTGACGCTGTTTCTAAGACGATGGCCCGTAAGTGCCATCCCTCAACGTCAGCAGAGGCGGCTGTTTATTTTGCACCAAAGCGTAGGGGTAGTCAATTGAGGGCGCTTGGATTTGTTTCTAATAATCCCGGCAAGACTGCAAATAAAATAGGCAGGAGACTTCCAGAATTGGAAAAAGAAGGTCTTGTGACAAGAGGGGGGCCAAGGGAATGTCAGGTCACCGGAAGAAATGCGACAATATGGTTTACCGTAGGCTCGCAAAACCAGAAATAAAGTGTTTATAATAGGCGCTTCTTAGTTCTTACTAGCATAAGGAGGAATCAATGCAAACAAAGGTAAGGAGCGATGTAGTGTTGTTTATTCGCAAAAGAAGCAGTGATTTACAGAAATTTGATATACGTAAAATAAAGAAAGCGATGGGTTGTTCTTTCCTTGACATTCATAACTTTATAGAGATGCCCGATTTACAAATGCTTGCTGAAAAAGTGGTGGAGAAATTAGAACCAGATAACAGTGGGTCCGTTGACATTGAAGTCGTCCAAGACGTTGTTGAAAATACTCTTATGGATAATGGGTTTAACGAGGCGGCGCGTTCTTATATTCGGTATCGTCAAACTCGCGAGCAAGCCAGGGAAGATCGTTTAGTGCCTGATAACATTGCTATGGCGAATTACATACACTCCGCTAAGTATGCTCGCTATAACGCCGAAGAAGGACGCCGAGAGACATACGAGGAGACTGTGACAAGAGTGCGTGATATGCATCTAGCACGTTTCCCTTACCTTGAAGAAGATATTAACATTGCGTTTAAGTTTGTTTATGATCGCAAGGTCTTGCCTAGTATGAGATCGATGCAATTTGCAGGCCCACCAGTTGACCAGCATAATGCTAGACTTTACAACTGCTGTTTTACTCTTATTGATCGTATTCGCACCTTTCAAGAAGTGTTCTATTTATTGCTTTGCGGTTGCGGTGTTGGTTTCAGTGTTCAATGGCAACATGTAAATAAATTGCCTGAGATGAAAAGAATAGATTCAAAGAGAGTCAAGCACTACACTGTCCACGATTCTATAGAGGGTTGGGGCGATTCCCTTGGTGAGCTTATACAATCTCATGTTGAAGGGTATTGGGTTGAGTTTGATTATTCTAATATTCGTGGGGAGGGTTCTTTCATTTCTTCAGGCGGAAAAGCTCCGGGGCATTTACCTCTTCGCGAATGCCTTGAGAATGTTCGATCACTACTTACAAACGCGAAGGGTCGTAAGCTGCGGCCTATTGAGTGCCACGATATTATGTGCTTTACAGCGTTGGCTGTGTTAGCTGGGGGTATTCGCAGGTCTTCCCTTATTTCCTTGTTCTCCGCTGACGACGGGGAAATGATGCGGGCGAAAGCTTCTGATAATTTCCGTCCATCGACCGGCCCTAACGATCCTGGTCTTAATGATCACCGGCAGATGGCTAATAACTCTGCTGTATTTTTGCGCAGGAAGATCACCAAAAGACCTTTCATGAGGCTGATGAGACTATCGCAAAAATCTTATGGCGACCCCGGCTTTCTGTTTACAGATAACCCCGATTATGGATGCAATCCATGCGGCGAAATTAGCTTGAATCCAACAATTACCCAGGAACAGTATCGTGAAGTAATGGGATCTTATCCTAAGACTAATGGTGATAAGCTAACCGGGGTTTCGTTCTGTAATTTGACAGAAATCAATATGGCTCGTATTGAAAACGAAGAGGAGTATTTTGCTTCCGCTCGTGCTGCCGCTTTTATCGGAACGTTACAGGCAGCGTATAACAAATTTCCTTATCTCGGTGAAGTGTCCGAGGCAGTACAGCGCCGGGAAGCTCTTCTTGGTGTTAGTATGACGGGCATGGCCGATAACCCACGTCTTGCATTCGATCCTTTAGCGCAGAAAAAAGCAGCCCAGGTAGCTGTCGAGACAAATCGTCAATATGCTGCCCTTGTCAATATTCGTCCAGCAGCGCGTGTGACAACAATAAAGCCATCAGGGACGGCTTCGGTTGTCCTGGGTGTCGTAGGATCGGGCATCCATCCTCATCATGCACGACGTTACTTTAGGCGAATAACAGCGAACAAGTTTGAGGCTCCGGCTGTTTATTTTCGTGATAAAAACCCTCATATGGTTGAGGTAAAACCCAACGGGGATTGGTCTATTGTTTTCCCGATAGAAGCACCAAAAGAAGCGGTTACTGTTAAGGAAGAACCGGCGCTGCATTTCCTTAGCAGAGTCTTTTCTACCTATACTAATTGGATTGTTCCCGGCACCGCTGATCCTTCTATGTCGCCAGGGGCTACTCATAACGTCTCTTGCTCGGTTACTGTTCGTGACGACGAGGTGGAAGACGTAATTGAAGAGGTATGGAAGAATAGACACCGGATTGCGGCCATGACTTTTGTTCCTTTTACTCTTGATAAGAATTTCCCCTTTGCGCCTCGTGAGGAGGTTGTGACACCGGAAGACGAGATTAAATGGAATAGATTGATTAATGGCTATCGCCGTGTTGATTGGACTAAAATGCACGAGGAAGAAGATACAACCCAACCCCAAGGCGAAGTGGCCTGCGGAGGGGGATCTTGTAGTATTGCATGACAGAGACTGACGACAATTCGGTTGTAATAGGTAACAGAAGATATCTTGGAAATAAATCTAAGTTGTTGCGCTTCATTGATTTTCAAATAAAACTTGAGTGCGGTGCTATAAAATCTTTCTGCGACCTATTCGCCGGGACCGGCGCAGTCGCCCATCAGTTCAACACCAAAGACCGACCCCTATACATAAACGATCTTCTCTACTCGAACTATTTAGTTTACGTAACATGGTTTTCTGATAAACCTTATAGAATTGAAATAATTAAGGACATAATCTCAGAACTAAACAGTAAAACATTCCGAGAACCAAACTATGTCTCGGAAAACTTTGCGGATAGCTATTTTACTCTTGACAACGCATTTACTATCGGCGGCATAAGAGAGCATATCGAAGGACTTTATATAGCTAATACTGTTGGCTTTAGAGAATACGCGATCCTTGTTACTTCCTTGATCTATGCCATCGACAAGAGTGCTAACACATGCGGCCACTTCGACGCCTACCGAAAGGTTTTGGACTCCTCTGAGCCGTTAAAGATGAAGGTTCCTGTTATTGATAACAGTAAGAATAGTAATAACAAGATCTTTAATAAAGACGCGAATGTCTTGGCAAAAGAAATCCAATGCGACGTTGTTTATTTGGACCCACCATACAATTCTCGCCAGTATGGTTCTCTATATCATTTATTAGAAAATATTGCTTGCTGGCAAAAACCAGAACTAATTGGTATAACTAAGAAGATGAGAGATAGAGAGCATTTGAGAAGCTTGTACTGCACAAAAAAAGCACCAGCTATATTTGAAGATTTAATAGAGTCAATCAATGCGCGGTATATAGTTACTTCATATAACAATATGGGCAGTAAAGGTTCCAGAACTGCAAATGCCAAGATATCAGAAGAAGAAATTGTAGGGTGCCTGGAAGCTAAAGGTGAAGTTAAAGTGTTCTCAAAGGACTATAAACACTTCAGCGCAGGGCGGGGCATCATTTCGGATCATAAAGAGTTACTTTACATATGTAGGTGTCACAACTATGGCATTTGAGCCGAATAAGAAAACATCTTTGGTGGACCTGTTGGGCCACGATGAGCCTAAGAAAAAACCCGTAACTCCTAAGAAGACAATTAGGAGTAAAACACCTTTGAAAGATGTTTTAGGAGACGAGTTTTTAGCTGATCTTTATGATTGGATGGCGTCAGGTCATCCAGATATTGTTAAGACCAGGACGGGCGGTCTTCATGCGTCTTCGCTTTGGCAGACGTGCGGCAGGCGTGAAATACTCTGCGCAAATAACACCATCGAGTCGGTGCCGAGGGAGTTTACCGCAGGGGGATTGCAGACGACAGATGAAGGTCATGTACTGCATCAACTTTGGCAGGATAATTATCTCGCTAACTGGGGCAGACTTAAAGGTCACTGGTCTTGTGTGGCCTGTAAACATAAAACGACAGCCGAGATAATAGAGCGGCCAACATCTTGTCCATCATGCGGTGAAGCCGAATTTAGATATGAAGAGGTTGGTGTTTATATAAAGAGCGTTAAGGTTACAGGCTCTTGCGATGGGATTGTTGAGTGGAGGGGGGAGGACAGAGTCTTTGAGCTTAAGACCAAAAGTATAGCGCAGTTTCGAGGCATACACTTTCCAGACCCAGCTCATGTTATTCAGGCCCATGCTTATATGAAAGGGCTAAAGCTAAAAGAGGCTTTTATTGTTTACATTCAAAAAGGGAAGCTTGCAAGTTGGAGAAGACCGGGCGGTGTTTGGAAGTGTACAGGCGCAACAGCAAAGTGTTTCAGGGTTCCTTGGGACGATGATATTTGGGGTAGAGTTGAGCGCATGGTTTACTACCACCATAAGGCGATCAACGATCTTAAAAACGATTCGGTAGAGATTATTGAGAATTATCCAAGATCCTGCTCTTCTAAGAAGTGCGAGCTTGCTAAGGGCTGTCCTGTGAAAGACGAGTGCTTCGCCATAGAGTCTTTGGAGGTCTAGCCGTGCATACACCTTATCTTTTAGAGGAGTCATCGTGAAGAACAATCAGGCGCGAGGTCAATGGGTTGATCCCACACCGAAACTCACTACCAAGTATCGAGAGACGAACTTTAGGCGTAATAAGTCAGCGGGTAAGCTGGCGCGACAAGCTCTCGTGAAGAAGGCGATGGATGGTGAAGAGCCGCCTAGTATTCAGGATTTAGCGCGGCGATTCATGGTGAGTATCGAAACCATCAAGTCGGACCTGAAAGCGATAGGTGACACATGAGAGAGACGTTGGGATAGGAGTTATCGTGAAGAACAATCAGGCGCATGACGAAGACAAATGTGGAAGGTGCGGCGATGGCGACTATGACCATTCTAGCCATTGATTTAGGGGGTTCTACAGGCTACGCATACTTCGAGAACGGCGCAGTCGCTTCGGGCGTCTGGAAGTTGTCGCCCAAAACCCAGGCGCAGAGGCGCAAAGAAGGATGGGGCGTTCGATTTAACAAGTTTACCGCCAAGCTTGACTCCTTGCCGAGACCAGACCACATCGTTTATGAAGCTGTCCATCGCCATCTAGGTACTGATGCCGCTCACCAATATGGGGGTTTCTTGGCCCATCTTTTGGCATGGGCAGAGCGTAACGATATAGGGTATGACGGTGTTGGGGTAGGACAAATTAAAAAACACGGTACAGGTAAGGGTAACGCCAGTAAAGAAATGATGGTAGAGTCTGTTCGTAAGACGATGAGGCGGGAGCCAAGCACCGATGATGAAGCCGACGCGCTATGGTTGCTTGATAAGGCGTGTCGTGATATTGGTTATGCGATGCCATGGGATTGTGAGACATAAAATCAAAATCTTTTATTTTTCGTCGCCAAGACTCCTTAGCTATCGGTAAAACATTTCAGAAGGAGTAAATGATGGAAGATGACGACTTACCGGATCAAGAAAATTTTTTGACGCCGAAAAAACCCGACGAATTGCGTGAAGAGATTCGCGAAAGAGCAAAACGTCTTGAGCGGGAGTACCTCGCGCAAGGCAAAGCTTTGTATATAGTGTTCCATTGCGAACACCACCTTAAATGGGGTTACGATTCTTTCAAAGAATATGTTGAGACCGAAACCGGCGACAGCGTTAAGCAAGCTGAACGTTTACGTAAGGTTTGGGTCACTCTAGTTAAGGAGTTTGGTGTAAGCCAAGAAGACCTTATTGATATTGGCTTCTCAAAGGCAACATTGCTATGTAAACACGGGGTCGCAACAAGATCGTCGATTCGATCTTGGATATCTAGGGCGCGAAAAATGTCCTATAGGGACTTAGACGGGGTAACGTCAAAGGCACATAAAGCTTTCGTAGACGGGAAGAAGAAGAAAACGACCGCGACGACAACAACGTCATCTATGGATGTGACAGTACCTGCTGACGTTTCTGTAGAAGAAGAGGGGGACGCCCAGATGCTAACCTTCTCGTTGTATGAGGAACAGCGAGAAGTTGTCGAAGAAGCCCTAAACAAAGCGGAACTGATAGCTGAATCCTCCAAAAGAGGACATCTGTTGACGTGTATTGCTACTGATTTCCTTGCGAGTATGGTGGGTAATGACCCCAAGGAAAACAATCGTTTGCGGTTCCATCTAAAGAACCTTCAAAATGCGTTTGAGGTAGAAATTATGGCGTTACCTCGAACCGATGAAGCTGCTCAGGCCATTAAGCAATTTATAGATTCAAGGCCGGATCTCTTTGATCCTACTTGGGATGACGAGTAAAAAAGAAACGAGGATATTATGAAAACCATTGACCCTACTACTTTGCCGAAGGCAAAACGGACGCGAGATAAGAAACCATTAACTTATGCCCTCGTAGAAGTCGTTGCAGACGGCGACGATGGCAAGTTTATCTTTATTCCCCTGCCGGTGCCTGAAGGTACTGACATGAGCGGTAAGGCTCAGATCCTTCGGTCTGTGACAAGCGCAGCGGCAAAAGGGGATGAGCAGTATGATGGGAAGAAGATAACGGTTATTTCCTACCCAAAACCACTGGTATTCAAGGCTGAACCCATTGTTTTGAAGCGAAAGATTTCTTTTAACCTGTAACACCATTAGGGGGATCTATGACTAGCGACGTTCTTGAGGCGGCGGTCAAGCTTAACTTGGCGCTTGACCGCGCTTTGTTGGCTCCAGAATTTCCACCTGATGAGTTGATGAAAATAATGGCAGCGGCAATAAATATTTTGATGTATGACCGTATAGACACTTGGGTTACGAGCTTAAAGCTTAAAGAGGAGGTAGAAAAATTTGATGTTTCATCTTGACTTCTAAGTGGTTATCCACCATCATTGCGAGTTGTTGAAAAATGCGCCCCCTGCAAAGCAAATGGGCCAGAGGAGAGAACAAATATGCGAAATGATAAACCCATTATTAAAATAGTCGAGCGGTTATCGTCGTTTGTTGCTGAGAAAACTAATATCCCTGAATTATTTTTAGAGAGCGTCGAGGGTATGGTCGGGGGGGTTTACCACCCTACCCATCATCCCATAAGGGAAGCTGTTGTTAATGCCTCAGTAATAGGGTTGTGTGACCTCAAGGACGGGGTTCTTATTAATGCTATTAAAGACGGTGACCCTTCAGCGTCTCAAGCTCTAAGAATTCTAAGAGGACGGATGCAAGCCTACGTTAATAAATTATGTGGATCGTCACCTTGGCCCAAACATGAGGCACCTTCGCGGATATTTTACGGTGTTTGGGAAGCTGCGTTAAAATATGATTATGATTTAGCTCAATCAAAAGGGGCATCTTGGGTAAGTTATGCTTATCCTTGGATGAAGAAACGGTCACTTTATCCTGATCAAAAACCAGGGTCAGGGGAAAGACCGTATACCCATTTCATCCCGTCTTCTTATGGTGACGATTCCCCTTCTATCCTAGCCGAGACGTATCATATTAATAGCGGTCTATACGAGGAACCAAATGTAGGTGCATCGTATGATCTTCAGCAGGCTATGAAAAAATTGCCAGAACCTTTGCGTAAGATGGTTAGCATGAGTCTTATCGAGGGATTTGGTAAAAATGATATTGTTGATTATTACCAAGGGCAATTCAAACTTTGGAAAGTCAAATCTTTGATAAAGCAGGGTATTTCTCAGCTTAGAGAATCTCTAGGGTCTTACGATAAAGACTAGGATCTTTAGCTATATCAATGTAGAATACTCTTGAGAGGGACTATTCTATTATGGTTGAGATTTTAGATACAACAGATATCAGCGTGACTAAACTCGTCCTGTGTGAGTGGAACTGCAACGAGATGGCAGACTCTGAGTTTGCCTCGTTGGTCTCTACCATGGGTGAAGAGGGGTTTGATGAGCCTATACACGTTGTACCAAGATCGTCGCTTGGCGATAAATACTTGATCGTCGGCGGGGAGCATAGATATAAAGCGGCCATATCTAATGGTCTGAGAACGCTCCCTTGTTATATTCTTCATCACTTAAAAGACGCCGACGAAGCCGAGTTAATGCTTTGGTCCGTGCGCCGTAATAACCAAAAGGGAAGACAGAATAAGCAGAAGTACGCGCATATTGAGCAGACAGTTTGTAAGCGGATGGATCTTCAAGAAGAGACGGCGCGTAAGAGAATGCTTGTTCGTGCAAAACAAGCAAGCAAAACACTTCCCACCAAAGCAGATACGGACGGCGAGCGCGAAGAGCGTAAGACTGTAGCAGATCGAACGCGGCTTCTTGCAGACGCTAGGTCATTTCAACAAGAGTGCCTTGTTGACTCTGGTGATACAGTAGAACATGGGTATCTCTACGTCGGACAGAATGGTAAATCTCATTTGATTGTAGACGCATCGAAGCAGTTGCATGGATTTATCTCGGCGATGGTACGGGTGTGTAAGAAAGAATCAGATAGAATAGATGAATTCCTTACAACGGCGATTAAGAACGAACTAAGCAATTGGGATTGAGCTATGAATACTATTTTAATTGAACGGTTGACATATCTATTCGAGGCTAAAAAAGACGATTTTGAGAAATTGTTTATTAGTGAAATAGGCAACCAAAACAATCTTACACCCACCGCTAATGACGAAGTCGCTAGAGAAACTAATCAGATAGAAGACGAGGAAGAAGCCGAGAAGGAGTCTCTTGGTGTTGCTAATGATTTTACAGAGGCAGAGATTGTAGATCTTGTTACAGAGCTAGAAAAGACTCATAACAACCCCAAAGCGTCTGAAGGTCTCGCTAAACTCTACAGTAAATTACTTCCTATGCTTGAAAGATCAGCATTGAACGGGATACGTAAACATATTACTGTTAATTCCCATCCAGAACAACTTAAGCTTACTCCTCAAGACGTTGTGAATGATGTTTTTAGTAGGATTGGTACTAAGAAAATTGGGACAATGGGCAGTCCTCTGCTTGGCCTATATCGTCTCTTGGTAGCACAATCGAAACGGTGGACCAAAGGGGGTAGTAGTAAAGCTAGTACAACCCCTGGTGGGGCGAGTATTGAAAGACTATTCAAGACACTTTTATCTGTAGTTAATAAAAATGCACAGGGGATACTAAAAAGAGAAAAATCTAAATTGACAGGTAAGGAGATATCTCTCAACGATTTAGTAGATACACCGTCTGAAGAGGATCTTATGCTTCGTATGTCTAAGATAGGTCTTGACCATAAAAGCGTTAATGTTATCCAACAGCAAATTGGCTCATACATAACGTCATTGAAGAAGGCGACAACTAAAGGCGACAACTACGAATCATTGTTATCTCAATTCAAATATCGTATTGCAGACTTAATCTTTGGCCCCGTTGACCAACCTTTACACAGGTTACAAAAACACGGACTCATCTCGCTTAAACCTAACAAAGCTGGGATGGGCTTGAAGAAAAATACTATAAGTAAGATAATTCAGGGTATGCCAGATGACAAGAAATTAAGCGAACTCGCTAATAGCGTGTTGGAGGCTAAGAAAAAAGGTAGTGCTACTGAAGAAACAATTAAAGATTTTATAAAGAAGCAGATCCATGATGTGTGGGCTGAAATAAGGAAATTGCTCGGAGAGCCGTCTCTGGCGCTGACCAGAGAGTTGTTTCCAGGCGATAAGATTGTTATGTCGTTGCCTGGTGGCGATCCTTGGACAGTAAAATTACCACCACGTCTCAAAGCTCCTGAAGAAGTTTATAAACCAATATTTGCACCTAAAGAGCTTGAAATTATTCCTTACACTAAAGCTGACAAACCAAAATTCATTGAGTTGCTTAGGAGTATGAAAACGCCCGAAGAAGTTTATGCTGCGATTAGGGATTGGAAGTTGAGTGGATTGCCGGATATTTCTAATCCTAAACCTGATAAAGAGGGCAATAAGCGGGATATACTTATTCCGGCTGTCAAAAGTAAAGTAACTGGCAGTCCCATGAATATATACAACGTTTTTAGACAAGTAAAGATCAAGGCTGGCGACGTTGACGCTGGTGGTAGAGCTAAGAAACAATTGGGTAAAGATTCAAAGAAGGGTCTTCCGGTTTCAGACCCAGAGAGGGCATTAGGACTTTCTGGCAGTGGTAAGCGTGTTGACACAGGCACGTTTATAAATTATTTGAAGAGTCTACTTAATAAACAGGATATTGTTCGAGCCGTGCGCGAATGGTTACTTAATCGTAGGTCTGCGTTGAAAGAGATAAGGACGATTAATAAAGAAATCAAAGAGTTAGTAAACAAAATAAAGAAAAAACCAAGTAAAGAATCACAACAAGAACTTGCAAAACTTGAATTCTCCAAGAAACGTATTGCAGTAGAGTGGCCTTTGAAGGACAGCAAGACAGGCCAGCCAATAGATAATTTGGCGACTGATTATGTTGGTGTAGTGTCTTTGTTTGATATCGAGAAATGGTTAAACAAGAGAGGACTTTTGAAGCCGAAAAAGGATCTTTATGTTCCTATACCAAATGTTAAGGGGTTAGATAAGCCTTCGAGAGTAGACACAACACAACAATTTGCACCTAGCTCTTACTCGAAAGGCGACATAGAGGATATAGCTGGTCTTCTTACTAAGCCTGTTCGCACTAAGGCTGAGTTTAATGTGTTTATGAAAACAATGAGAGACGACGCCAAGAAAACAGGCAATTTCCGTGATTACGATAGAATATTAAAGGCACGTATTGCACGTATTAAGAAAGGGCGACAAACCAGAGCTAAGAGTAAGGAAATTGAGGCTTTGAAGAAGCTGATCTTTATGTCAGAGTCGGTACAACTATTCTTAGAGTTTGGTGATCGTTTAGTGGCTATTATGACCGAGGACAGGCCGAGTCAGTTGAGAGGTAATTTACGTCAATTGTTCGGGAGGGTTGCATGACTGACGATAAGATGGAGCCTGTGAGACTGGCTAAGGATTTTGAGTCTATCGAGAAACGCCGTGCGCTCGTGCGCGAGATGCTCTTTCAAGGCACCCCGTATACTGTCATTGCTGATCTTTGCAAAGTGGATCGGCGCACGATAGACGCGGATGCTGCTTATATAAAGAAGCAATCCGCAGATCATATCGAGTCTATGATTAAGTCGCGTGAAGCTATTGGTGACATGCTTGGTAATGTCATGGACTCGCTGCTTTACATCCGCGAGAACGCGCTTATGGAGTATGCGGGCGCTAATAGTGAGATGGGTAAGAACGGCTTTCTTAATACAGCGATTAAAGCGACAAAGACTTTGACTGAGGTTCTTATAACTACGGGAGTTTTCCCGAAGGCTGGTCAGGACTTAAATATCAGGACAGAGCATAAAATATCTTTCTCTGAGCGTTTCGGTGAAGATAGCCCACTATCTACATTGGATGATGATAAATCACGGCGTCGAGTGCTTGCGGCTGTTAGTAAGGCTCTTAAAATCGTGCCTAAGACAATTACCGTGGAGGCTAAGGAGGGTGTGTGACGCGCACTAGGTAGGTTCCATGATAATTAAAGAGAAGGGGCATTTTCGTTCTTATAGGACGCCCGAAGAGGCAGCAAAGCTTATTGGTTATGAGCTTGGCGATTTGTCTGAGAGTGAGCGAAGATGCGCCATGATGATCATCGAAGAAGAGATTGGAACTGGTTCTAGTTCGATTGGTCAAGAGATAGCAGCGGATCAATGGGAGATTCAACCAGTACCAATAGAGCAGTGGATTAATGACCCCGAATTAGTTGGGGATATTCATAAGTCAATATTTCCAAGACATAAACAAGACATCATTGATTTCTTCAATGGTGATTATCATGAATACATTCTTACAGGCGGGATTGGCGTTGGTAAAACGTTTACCGCGACAGTGTGTATCATGCGCGTTCTCTATGAGCTTTTATGCTTAAAGAATCCGCAGACAACTCTTGGACTATCTCCCGGCTCGCCTCTTTATATCGCGCCGATTTCAAAGACAAAAGAGCTTGCTCGCAGGGTGGCATTTGGTCAGATAGCAGGCAAGCTCAACTTATCACCATTCTTTCGCGGCAAATTTATCGAGACAAAGGAAGAGGTTAGATTTCCAGATAAAGGTATTTATATTATCGGCGGCACCTCCAACAACGCTCATATCCTTGGTATGGATGTTATTGCTGGGTTGGTGGACGAAGGTAACTTCATGGGCCGGGGTAAGATGTCTACGATGTCAGATGACGAGGCATATGATAAAGCCGAGGTTATCTATAACGGTCTTGTTAGCCGTATCCAGTCTCGCTTTTCTAAACACGGGGTTAGAGGTTTTGTGTTCCTTGTGTCATCAAAGCGGGGCGCAGAAGATTTTACTGAGAGACGTATCAGGGCTGCGCAGGAGTCTTTATCTAAGCCGCCGAAGACAGAAGGAGAAATAGAAACCTATATGCAGTCTCTTGGGGTGTTCGTGCGCGACTATTCCGCTTGGGATGTAGCGCCAGATTCATACGCCGATCAAAAGTGGCATACCTTAGCATTCAACCCAGAAACAGGGCGCTCTCGTGTTATTGATAAGGACGCCAAGTTGACTCGCGGCGAAGATGGTATTGATTTTCCTAATGACTTCTTGCCTGATTTTGAGCGCGATCCCATAGGGTCACTTCGAGATAAAGCTGGCGTTTCAGTTGAGGTTGCTCACCCGTTTATCACCAATAGGACTTTTATTGATGAAATGATGGCGCACGATATGCCCCATATTTTCGGGGTTTCTGAATGGACGACTGAAGAGGATCTAGTTATTCATTGGGATAAATTCATGTCAACAAATATGCGTGGGGAACCGGCACCGCTTTGTTGCCCTGGAGCTATGCGTCATGTAGCCCTTGATATGTCGGTAAAAGAAGACGCTACAGGCTTTTGTATAGCCCACGACGCTGGTATGACTAAGGTTGTGAGACGTAATAGTGGCACCGGAAAAGAAGGGGAAGAATACGCACCTGTTATTCATATCGATGCAGTATTGCGTATTATTCCACCGTCTGCTGGAGAAATTGAGCATGAGTGCGTTCGTAATTTGATTTATACGCTTCAGGAGAATGGTCTTCCTATCAGGTCAGTATCGATGGACCAGTGGAGCCGCCCACCAAACGCCCAGCTATTCAAAAAGCATGGCTTAAAGGTTATTGAAATCTCAATGGATCGTAAGCCGATGCAATACCTCACGGCTCGCGCTTCGCTTTATGAGCGGCGGGTTCACTGTCCATACTCTGAGGTGTTACGTAAGGAATTGCGCAGGCTTGAGAGGACAGATAAAGGTAAAATAGATCATCCCCTGAGAGGGTCGAAAGATCTGGCTGACGTTTGGGGTGCCACTATTTGGTATTTAACAGAAATAAGCACAGGTCACCGAGTTTATGTACCATCAAAAGGGTATAGTGATGATCCTGTTGTTAAAGGCACATGGCAAACGGGTGGTAACTATTTATGGCCGGACGAGAAGCCAGATAATAAGGATAATGAAAAAGGGTTGCCGAGGTATATTGTGACATGATCCTTAATTTAATTGAGAGAACAAGGGTTATAGCTCGTTTAGTGCTGGGGGAGGGAATGCACTTCCAGCGTCGTAATCTTATGTACAGATTGAACCGGAGAGTTGCTGGTGAGGTTGGGCAGGCGAGTAGTTTGATGCGGTCGCGTAAAAGACGCCGAGAACGTGACCTTGAGCATCGCAGAGTTATTGCACCAGATAAACCGGGAGGGAAGAAGAAGAAGTTGCCCAGACCGAAAAGCTACTTCGGGTCAAGGATAAGAAAAAGATGATATGCCCATTTTGTCAATTTGATGGAAGTAAAGTTATTCGTACTTGGCCTAAGTTTGAATCTAAAATCTCTAATTGTCATAGCAAGAGGAGGAAGAGGAAGTGCGAAGGTTGTAGAAAGTTTTATTTCACTAACGAGGTTTATGCCAGTGACTTTAGAAAGCTTGATATAACATTAACCGAATCGAAAATTAATCTATTGAGAACACCTCTTGAAGCTAAGGAATAATAAAGATGGCTGTGTCAACTCTCCAGACGAGGGCAAAAGAGCTTGTAAGAAGCTCTAAATTTACATCAGGAGATAAACTTTCATTCAGGGTTCCGCTTGATAAAGATGTCGTCCTCCCAGGTAACTTTAGCCCCGCCAAATATATGGATGATCTTGGCATCAAAAAACTAGACGGCCTCAAGGTTGGAGTCATTTGCCCTGGTAATGGTGGTATCGTTGCCGAAGCCATACGACGCGGTGCGTCAAAAGTTTATGTTTATGAGCCTCGCTATCTGTTCCAAAACGCAATACATTCCGTTTTATCTCTTCTCGTTAAGACAGATGAACAGAAAATCATGTTTGCCGAGAGATGGCCTGATTCTAAAGATCATAAAGGGTTGGATCTTATTATTTGGCCCGAAGGTTTAGAAGAAGCGGTTGACCCACGTTCAGTATTAAAGAGTGTTTTGTCTCTCCTAGCGCCCGCAGGAGCTTGTTATATTGAGGTTGTGATAGGTTTTCATGATCGCCCAGGCAAGTCGGTTAATTCGTGGAAGCCAAGCGAAGAGGCTCTTGAGGCGACACTTAAAGAGGAATACGAAGGTGCTACATGCGAAAAGGTGGGGGAGGGTCGCCTCACTAACCGCGTGATATATCGCCTTGGTGAAGACGTTATTGTCGCCGTCGATACTCAGGATTTACCTTTGAATACCTTACGCGCCGAGGATTTGGAGACGACTAAGCCTAAGCGAACAACAAAAACTAAAAAGCGTAAAAAGCCGCCTGCTAAAGTTGCCAAGGTGATGAAGATATTAAACATGGGTAGAGACTCTGTAGAGGAGCAAGTTAGCCTATGGGGTGACAATTGGCTTGACGACGTGATTACTAATAACACGGCGACAAGTGCGCCGGAAAAATCCCCAAAACAATTTCGCGGCACTACATCTGATAATATAGGAGCTGCACCAATCGGTAAATTATAGGAGTAAAAGTTATGGCTAAAACTGTAAAAATATCTGCCTCATTTGAGAGCATCGAATCAACAACAAAATCGCAAGAAGCTAAACAAGTCATCAGCGACTCAGCAGACTATGAGTGTGTGACAACGCATCAACCTATAAAAATCCCCGCAGGGACAGCCGCTAACTTTCAGATTAGTTTGGGAGGGGTTACGTTAGCCAAAAGGATTTTTATTAACTCTGATTATGAAGTTCTCGTTAAATTTAACGTTGATACCGAAGCTGGGTTTAACCTTAAAGGCGGCATGGTCACTATGAATGAGAGCGGTATTACTGCTCTTTTTGTAACCATTGGTGCCAACGAGACCACTATTAACATGATCGCTGCCGGAGACTGTTGATGGAACGCGCTCTTCTACTGTTGTTGGAAGCTGCGAAAGGGCCGAAAGATTTGCCTGACGGATATTCTGTAGGTATTAAGGGTTCAAACGGTAGTTATGCGGTTGAGATATA